TGCTGAGACGTTGTCGGAGGAAACACCTTCCGAAACGCATTACCGACGGTCGATAGCACCTTACCGAGGGATTTAAAAACGTTGGACAGGCCTTTGATCAGTTCGGTTCTTCCACCGAGATCCTTCCATCCCTGAAGAAGGTTGTTTCTCGATTCCGACGATCGATTAACGACATCAGAAATAGCATCAGCGACATCAGACCATAGCTTCTTGGCTTCTTCGAAGTCGCCAAATATGATTTCGAAAGTATTGGTCCAACCAGATGCCAACGCTTCTTTTGTCGTATCGATCAACTGAGAGAACGTCTTGACGTCGGTTGCGGCGCCTTCGGCCGTATTGGCCAACTGGACGATCTGCTTGGCCTGTTCCTCGGTGTAGCCCTGAGAAACAAGATCGGCTTCAGTATATGCTCCGGAAAGTTGCTTCAACGTCTCCGTAAGGACATCGGTGGTGAGCCATCCGCCCTCGGTCAGCGATTCTCGGAATGATCCGTACTCCTGGATCATGCCGTCAACATTTTTGCCGAAGTGTTCAGCGGTGCGCTTCAGGGCATTCTGGAAGACTTCGCCGCCCATACCAGCGTTGACCACCGAGTTCCAGTCCATAAGCTGGACCTTTCCCGCGGCGATCGCCTGGGACAGCTGATACATGGCCTGAGAGGCCTGAGCGGAACTCGAACCGGAAACAGCCGCAAGGTTGGCGATGCCCTTGATCGAATCCACCGATGTCTGAAGATCAACACCAGCAGCCGTAAAGGTGCCGATGTTCCTCGTCATCTCCGTGAAGTTATAGATGGTCTTGTCGGCGTAGGTGTTCAGCGTGTCGAGCGCCGAATTGACGTCGTCGATCGTCGATCCTTTTGACTGGGTATTCGCCAGAATCGTCTGCACGGCATTCATCTGGGTTTCGTATTCGGCGAAACCGTCACGTACCGAAGCGGTCAATGCATTGGTGATGCTCTTCCCGGCATCAATGGCCGCATTGGTCATGCGGTTGAGCACGGAGAACGCCACGGCGCCCATGGCGTTAAAGCCGGACTGGACTCCCTGAAGACCGGAGGTCAGCGGATTGAAGCTGACGCCGTTTACGGCCTTATCGACGTTGTTGATCGATTCGACCGACTTGTCGAGGTTCAACGCCTGCTTAAGTTTTCCGAGAAGACTTGAGGTTTTGCCGATCCCCTGCTCGAATTGGCTATTATCAAGACGCATCTTTACGACGCGTTCGTCGATGCTGCTCATGCAGAAGTCACCACCTTCCAAGCCTTCTCGGCTATCTTATCGAATATGGGTCGGATCGCCGGGTTGATGTAATCACGACCCTGAACATAGCCTCCGGTACCGGTGCCGTGACCGTACTGGAGGATGACGGCGATCGGTACGCCGTCGTTGATGTTGGAATTGGTCCAAACGATCTCGGTGTAATTACGGGTACGTTTGATCTCGTAATCCCACGCCTCGGCCGTGGCACCGGAATCGACCGGGGTGGCGTTTCGAAGTGCCTGAACGCCGTCACGGCCGAACTCATCGAGCACGTTCAGGTATTCACGACGCTTCATGCGGTTGAGAAACCGCTCGGTCTTCGTGAAACCGCCAGACACTTCGAATTTCACCCTCATTTTGACCTACTTGACTCGAATGGTTTGACCGGCGTAGATGAGATCGGGATTAGCGATGTTGTTCCATGCCACGAGCTGATCGACCGTGGTGCCGAACTGAATGGCGATATTACCCAGGTTGTCGCCGGACTGCACCGTGTAATACTGCGCGGAGTTGGCGTTGATCGCACCCTGGACCTCGTCATAGCGAGAGCCGAGCACGGTCTGACGAGTCAAGCCGTCGCCGTACATACCGGCATAGACCTCATTGACGAGTGTGTTGACATCGGCGGAGGCGATGTGGTTGATGAAGTTCTGCACCTCATCGTATCGGGATCCAAGATTCTTCTTACGATCCGCACCATTGCCATACAGGCCTTCCATCGTCCACGTCGCCAGCTGAAGCGTGGTGCCGAACGGATCCGAAGTCGACGGATTGGACGGAGCGCTAGACGAGCTGCCATAATACTTCCGGAAGTCATCCAGCGAGCCATAGAACTTATCAAGATCAAGATCGCCATTCCAACCGTTCAATCGACCAGAGCCCGAATACTGACGGATGGCACAGGTATAAGCGCCTTCGTTCCACGGTGTATCCTGATACCCGGTCGGGTTCATATTGGCATACTGCGCAATCCACAGTCCGCAGTTATGACGTTTAGCGACCTCAGCGACCTGATTGTAACGGGATGCCGGTGCATAGATCATCGGAGGAACACCGGTTCGTGCGATAACCTGATTGATCACCTGCTCGAGATAGGACTCATTGCCCCATGCCGAATTCTGGTCGAATTCCCAGTCAAGACAGATCATCACCTTGCCGATCCAGTTAAGGATCGAATTAATGAAGAAATCTGCTTCGGCGACCGCATTGCCGCCGGAAATATAATGATAGACACCAACTCCCTTGCCGAGAGACATGGCTTGTTCGACCGCTCGAACACAATCCGGGTTGGTGTAACCGGTACCCTGCGTCGCCTTGATGATGGCAAAATCACAAGGAACCTTAGAAAAATCAAGACCAGCCTGATAGCTGGCAATATCAATACCATTCAATGCCATGAGTATTCCTTTCATCCCTTGCTCCCAGTCTCTGCTCGACGTCGGGCATTCATCTCCCTGTACATCCTCGAAACATCAGACTTTGCTATCTTCTTTTTCGGCGAGTTCTTGACGCCGAATATCTCGATCAGGGCGATAAGACGGCTGAGATGCCACGTCTCGCATGGTTGCGCGGGTATTCCAGCGGAAAACATCCAATAATAGATAAGTTCGGACGTCACCTTGGATGATGAACGACGCCCTTTGGACATGTGATTGATCGTGGTCGCCGTTTGCGACGATTCGATGTAATGATTAAGTTCGGAAAAATGATTGAGCATGATCAGATCGAGTTCGGTATCCGAAATATCATCGATCGCCATACAACGAAAATATGACCGCGTTTCCTTGATACTTTTGGATTCGTCGTCAAGGAACGGTTTTCTCCAGATCGACTCCCATTTTGATACGGAAAGGAGCGAATGCTCGAATCGAACGGTTCGCGGTCCTACAGTGATGAATTCGTTCTCCGACTCGTCGTAGAGTTCACCTTCAACCGTCAATTCGAGCATTCGTACATCTCACTTCCGTCAGCCCTATTACTCCGTCTTCATCATGGTATAGACCTCACCAGGAAGGGGCAGAGTCGGCTCGCTGGCAGTGTCGCCATACAGCTTCTTCTCAAGCGCGGTGAGCTTTTCCTTATTGACCTTGGTCGAATCGATGGTGATCGACGCCACCGGCTTGAGTTCCGGATGGCCTTCCACGGCGACCGGATCGGTAGCGATCTCCCAGCTGAAGGTCATACCCTCCGGGGAATCATTGATCGTCTCGTACGACTTCTCCGAAGGGGAGGCGGTGGCACCATACACCAGATGCAGCTTGTAACCTGCTTCCTGGCTGACGTCGTTGCCGATCCGAGTACGATACGAGAAGCCGAACTTGCTCCTCGACTGCTGGCCGAAGACCACGCCGTCGGTGACCTCAGCGCCGCCGTCGCACGGAATGAACTCGTCGGGGAAGGTGTAGGCCTCGATCGTCGCCCCGAAGGTCTCGGCGGAACGAAGCGAGGCGTACTTGATGTTGTCGGCGTACATATCGTTCGCCTCGGCGCCATCAGGGGACTCGGTGACGGCGGTCAGGCCGTTCCAAGCCACACCGGCGCCATATTTGCCACCGGTCGCCATCGGGTACAATACGCCATGGTCCGTACCCATCTCATACTGGCGCTTGCCGGCATCATCCCAAGTAAGTGCTACCATTCTAGCTCCTTAAAAATAACAATTGAATATGTCGTGGTGAAGATTGTTGCTCACGAAATGCCGATCCATCGTGCACATCGGGAGTTCAGCAACCTTCGCCGGTATCGGACTATCCGGATTTCTATCGATCACCGTGATCTGATACCGGAGTTTGAAAATATACGGATTGTTGTCCGCGAATCGCGTATCACCGGTATCCCGTTCATACACAATACACGGATACTTCATCTGGATATTCGACGGGGGCTGAAAATATACATGACCGGTCGCATAGGATGGATCGGTATCGGTCATGATCCCCACCAGAATATCATGGAGTTGCAGCCTCGTTCCCATCGTTGTATACGCCTCCAAGGGTAAGGATGAGACGGGGACGCTGGACCTCGACATTGGTGATGATCCAGCGGGTCCCCATCCACCATACGTACTTCATATCGAAGAAATGGTCATAGGCGTACGCGTCGGCGAGGATCGAGATCGTGTTATTCGCGAGAATATCCATGTTGACGGAGTCGGAACCCTCAAGACGACGGGTGTTCCTCGTCACATCACCATAATATATCCGCTCATTGATCCGATCCTCGTAGACGCCAGGCGAGGTCTCCACCTGTTGACGGGAATATCCTATCTTTCCGCAGAACCTCGCCATGGCCGCATCACTTCTTGGGCTCCAAGGTAAGACCATTCAGAGAATACCTGACCGTGGTCGTTCCGGTGGAATCGGTGGATACCACCTCGATGCTCTGAGTGTTAGGATTGGTCACGCGGAAGACACAGAAGGCATCACCATCCGTCAACGTCACCGGTCCCTTCTTTCCGCCCTTGAGCTCGACCGTGAACGTCGTCAGATCGGTATCGCCGAGCCAATTGTCCGAGAAATCAAGCGCAAGGTAATTACCTTCCTGCTCGGTTGGCTCGGAGCTATTGAATTCGGTATATCCGGTCACGTAATGGAGCGTGCCATCGATCTTCCGATTGGCGTTGATGACAACATCATCCTGAAGATCGGAGACCTTCTTACCATACTTGGTCTCGGTGCCCGCCACAGGCTCGACTAAGATCGTCGGACCCAACGGGCTCACGCTTTTGGGTGGGTGAGCACGACGGCGGACTTCGGCATGGTCAGCGCACCGGACAGGCGGGCCTCGATGAGGTACTTGTGCTGGTTGTAATCGATGTCGAAATCGGAGAACTGAGTCAGCTCGCCACCACGATCGGTGCCGATGGTGTAGTCACGCAGGTTCACCATCACGCCGTCAACGACCTTGTTCTCCTCGGTCATCACGAAGCCCTCAAGCACGGGGACCTCAACGATGGCGGAAACGCCCATGGCGGCCGCCAGCGACGCATCGGTATCGTACAGGCGACGACCGACCTTGTCACGCTGCACCATCAGCTCGCCGTGCAGGCTCGGGGACAGGAACAGGGTCGGCATGCCGGAGCCCATATAGCCCACCTTCGCCTTACGGGCGCGATCGACGAACGCGGTCGGATCAGTGGCCGGATTGGTACCATCGTTGTAAATGACGTACAGATCATCGTCACCGACGATCGGACGGACGTTCTCGGTGTTCACATGATCATCGGCGGAGGCGGCGCGGCCATCACCGATCAGAATATCACGGGCCATCTCCTCGCGGATCATGACCTTCATCTCGTTCCACAGGAAGTTGACCACGTTGAAATCGGTGATGTCGATCTCGTCGTCGCGGTCCAGACGCTGCTTCTTGTAGATCGTCTGCGGGGTGGTGACACGCTTATAGACCTTAAACACCTCGTCCATCTTGCGCTTGTTGCTCTTGCGGTCAAGCGTAAAGCCCTTCGCACGGGCCTCGTCCTCGGTCAGATCCGCGTACGAGGTCTTGATGCGGGCGAACGGGGTGTGACGGGTGCCGTTGAGCACGACGTCAACCCAGTCAGTATCACGCTTGTACAGATACGGTTCATCACCGACCTGACGCGCATCCGGGAAGAGCACCTCGATGTTCTCGATGCCGTAGGTCCGACCAGCGTGCTGCATCCACTTCTCGGAATAATCACGGAACGAGCCGTAGTCCTTGGCCTCGGTAAGGAATTCCTTCATGTCGTCGTGGGACAGGACCGGAGCTTCATCCTCGGCACCGGCCTGTTCGAAGGCGTTCATATACATAATATCTCCTTCTTCCTCCGAATGGGAGGCGCTATTGTTGTTCTCTCCGTCACTGTCCTCAGTGTCGGAATCACCCTGCTCGACGGCGAGGCCGATCAGAGCATAGGCGACATTCTTCTGTTCCTCGTTCAGCGTGTCGAAGACATCCTGAACTGTCTCGCCGGACGATGAATCGTCAGACTCATCATCGGTATGCGAAATATCGGACTGCGCAACACTCTCCTCGGCGCCACCAATGGCCGCGCCGATAAGAGCATATACAGCGTCCTTCTGCTTGTCGGTAAAAGTGTCCCAGACCTGCTGGACCGTTTTGTCCGAAGCTTTTGCGGACGAATCGTCCTCGGTCTTGGCGGTCGACGTTTTTGAATCGTCGGCATGCTGCATGTCATCCTCGCTTTCCTCATCGCCATGCTCGACGACGATCTCCTCGCCGGAATAGATTACGGCCTCGTCATCAAGGAGGTCCTGAGTTCCATCCGAATGCTGGAGCGTGACATTGTCGATATAGGCGCCGGGATTGGCACCGGCAAGGACCAGACTCACCTCTCGGATGTTGCCGTGCATGACGTTCTTGTTGCGTTCGGTAAGATGGTTGGCATAGATCGACAACGCCGTAATGTCGCCATGCTTGACGAGCTCCTTGGCATCATGGCCCATCGGCGTGTTGTTGAACGTGCCGTAGCAATATACGCCGTCATTGCGATTCTCAAGGACCGCATGGCCAAGCACGTTGTCGATGTCGCTATGGTTATGCTGATAAACCAGAGGGACCTTCTGACCATCCTGATCGGCGAAGGCGTCCTTCATGATGGTTCGTCCATCAGAGCAACGAATGTTGTTCCGAGTGGCATAACCACTGAAATCATACCCCATTTTGACTGTCTCCTTCCATTGGGGCGTTCAGCACATCCTGAATAGACGGCTGTGTTGAATCTTGGGTTGGTTCTTCTGTGGATTCTGGCTGCCGCGCGGTCACGTCGGTACCGAGTGGGTTGATGTTGGCGTTGCGCAACTGATTCGCCTGAGGTTCTTCGGAACGGGCGTAACCAAGAACCGAACGGAACTCATTCGACGACATGATCTCGTTCGACGTGAATGCCGCGGCGATGTTCGCCAGATCGGTGACCGGAACCAACCTGAATGGATCTCGGAAGAACTCGATGCTCTGTCCTTGACTTCGGGCGGTTTTGGTCAGAAATGTTCGCTTCAGCGCGTCACAGATGGCCGAGATCATCGGCTCCAAGGTGCGGTTATGGTAGTTGAGCATCTCCTCTTGAGAGGCGGTGCCGTTCACCACGGCCTCGGAAAGGCCAAGCTGACCATAGAGCTGGGTCGTCAGATTCTGAATCTGCTGAAGCATGTGGTTGTCGAGACTTCGGTTGAGCTGGGTGATCTTCTCGGAACCGTCGGTGTAGGCCACGCCATAAGCGGAGTCCTTAAGCTGATCCTCAAGCTGCTGTCGCCTGACTTCGGCCTGACGTTTCTTTTCCTCGGTCCGGATCTGGTAGGGGAACTGGATGATGAGATCGAGTTTTCCAGAGGCGGCCTTGTCGTCGATTACGTCAAGCTGATTGAGCTTGCGGATCAGACGCTGAAGCGTTGAGTTCGGCTCGTTCATTACCTGATACAACGGGTTCTGGACGATCGCCACCTTACGCTTCGGCATGACGATCTCCTCCCGCTGTCCGGAATTTGGAGAATCATTGTATACCGACAACTTCACAGCCCGTGGATACCATTCGACCACCCGTCCGACACGCATCGTCTGAATATCGAACGAATTCGATTTCATCGGGTCGACCGTGGTATCAATCGGCACCATAGCCGCGGCCCCATCATCGCACATCGTCATCACGACGTCCATGATAAAGTCACGACCGGATTGGTCGATGTTGGCCTCGATGTTCAGACACTGATTAAGCCCGTCGTCGATCGTCTCCAGATATTGCTGGGTATTCTGATCGATTCGGCAATGCCTGATTTCGATGGCGCTCACATCGATGGCGATGCGGTTGTACAGTGAGGATATGATCGATCGGTCGACGCCTCTGGTGAAGACCCGCGTATCCGGACGACGCGCCGAGGAATATCCGACGGATAACTGGAAATTGGATGACGGATTGACGAACGCGTTCCACGCATGCGCCAATGCATCGGTGACAACATTCATTAGGCATCACCGACCGATCTGCCTACGGGCAAAGTCGAACGAATATGACTGTCCGTTCCCACGGGCCCTGCTGGCCGCATAGGCGATTCCGGCTCCAAGAACGATCTTGCCGACATTCATCAACTGTTTCGACACCTCGTTGGCCGCGGTCTGCTTCATCTGGTTACCAACCTTGTCGATGAACCGGTTGCCTTTCTGCTTCTGACTTGTCGTCAGATTCAAATACTGTTGTTCGAGATTGAGTCGTTCATTGATCTTACGGAGCTCGGTGTTAGACAACTTGTTCGGAGACTTCTTGAGAAGGTCTCGGCTTTCCGTGTAATCCTTGCTGTCCGATCGCGAACGCTTGGAACTTACCGATCGCTTACGATCCTTACGTACGCCCCACTTCATACCTTTGACGCCGAAGTGATAAAGCTCATTCATTAAAACCTCCTTCCCCTTGGATGTTGAGACGCCATTCATACTCTTCGATGTTCTTCCGGATCGATTGCTCAAGGAACGAATTGGTCGGCGGATCGAACTGAAGACGAACCTTCTGTTGAATATACGGCTTTACGCCAGTAAGAAGTTGATCGTCATCAGTGAATTCGCTCCACATGTCTTCGATTCCAGTGATCGAATATCCATCCGAAGGACCAACTCCCAATTGTCTGAGATTGAAGAACGCCGAATTGATGAATATGACAAGATCCTCATCGAAATCGGATGATTCGGGATCAAGTCCGAGTACCTTCTTGACCGATTTGAGAATGCTTTCATCCATCACGGTCCTCCAATCCAATAAAATTCCATCATTTTGAAGTTACCTCCATGGACAGGTGTCATTGGGTTTCCGTTCCACCCATGGACGAGCCCGTTCGTCGGTTCCGAAGTGCAGGTCGTTGTGTGTCGCCAACGAACAACTGATAAGATTGTCCGGATCGAGCAGCAGATCGTCACCATGTTCGATGAAATCTGGAGTCAATGGCTCGATGTGATGGATCATGATCTTTCCGGCAATGGGATGATCGGGGCACCCGAGATCGAAACCGTTGTCTCGAGCGATCACCAAATCACGAACGTGTTTTCATTCGGGTGATCGATAGAACTGCTGGTTCATCCAACGTTCGGAACCGAATGTCGGACGTCCGACGGATCCGTGACATTGCAGGTAATGGAACCGGTCAAGAAAATCCGAATACCGGATGAGCTCGTGATAGGATCGCATCACAGACCCATCTTGCGAAGGAACTGGGCGCCACGAGCTACGTTGCGAGCTCTATTTACCGTACTAGATGCCTTCTTAGCAATGGTGTTAACCATTCGCTTGGCTTCATCCGGATGGGAAATATAGTATGCCGTTGCCGTCGCGGCAGCCGTCGTTGCAGCGAACGTTACAGCCTTGGTTCCTGCACGAACAGCCTTCTTCGCACCACGGGAGATTCCAGTCTTTACCGGTTCGGTGCGATCGGTACGTTTGCGCTGACGTTCGGCATCACGGCGAGCCTTGCCCATATCCTGTTTTGAGTACTCTTCGTCAAAGGCCTTCTTGTAGATTGGATCCTTTGAACGCTGCCTGACCACGGAATTGATGTTGCGTCGGCGAACGCCGACGCCTTCACCGTAATACATCTTGGAACGGGCGGTCTCCTGGGCATCTTTGCGGGCCTGCTTACGGGTCTTGCGTTCAGCTCGTCGAACGCCCCACTTCATGCCCTTTACGCCATAATGATACAATTCATCGGTCATGATTATTCCTACCTTGATGTCACAGTATCGACAATGATCTTATTGCCAATCGCCTTCAAAGCCTCGTTCGCTGGAGAAGCCCATGAATATCCTTTTCCATATCGTCCCCTAAGATAATTTATATATGGGGCACTATGCCCGATTGCATTCTTAAGAGCTCCAACACTTGCTTTCATGATGGCTTGACCCTCCTGAGTCGAAGCCACAGACAGACCTCCAGCCACAAGCGAAGCCACAGACGTCTTCGCGGCTCGACTTATCATCTCGGTCGTAGAAGCTTGAAAATGAGACCGACCTTTGTTCATACGGCGATTGATTCGCTCAACGCCTTTCTTTCCATAGCTTGCCTGATCCTTTATACGCTGTCTGGAAGTGTAATCGGCATTCAGCTTGTTAAGCTGCGCCTTACTCGGCTTGTTGCGCTTTTTACGGACACCCCACTTCATGCCTTTGACGCCGAAGTGATAGAGCTCATCGCTATGATTCATCGAAGTTCTCCAATTCTCTGGAAGCATGTCCTCGGCGTCAAGTTGCTTATCGGAAAAATCCACCATTTTGAATCTCCAATCAGTCGAAGAGGTCGCGATTGTTCTTGTATGCGACGAACGCGTCCATCATGGCCGCAACGGCGTCGATCTTGTCCTCGCGCTTGGCCTTGTACAGCTTCTTGTTGTTGTTCGTGTCCTGAAGGACGATGCAGTTGCCCATGGTGAACGACATGAGTTCCTCGTCGAAGAGCAGACGACGATCCTCGGCCAGCTTCTTCAATTCGCCCAACGGAACTGATTCGGTCTTGGCACCCTGAATCACTTTCTCGATGCCGAACTCTCCATAGTCCATGGTGTATCGAGCCACGAAGTCCTTGGCGTTATAGGGATCGTAACCGAGGCAACGGACATCATACTCCGACTCGGTGATGTACTTGTCGAGATCCTCATACACCTGCACCATATCGAGCACTGTACCATCCATGACGAACAATGATCCCTCATTCAAGAAATCCTCGTACTTCTGACGAGCCGCCGAAGGAAGATGCTGCATGGTATATGATGAAATATAGTTCCTCGTCTTAACGCCAAAGGTCTCGTCTGGTAATGGGAAGAGGAACGTGAACGAACAGAAGTCGTCTCCCTGCGACAGATCGGCTCCAAGAGAACATGGCATCCCCCAAAAATCCTTCTTCCGATGTGGAAGAGTCTCCTCATAGGTGAAGAAGTAGGTATAGCCCTCCATCGGAATACCGAAACGTTTGGCGAGAATATCATTACGTGTGGCCGGGGCCTTCTCTGCACGTTCGACGTCAAGCTGATAGGTCTCATAGGCAACCGTTTGTCCAAGATTGGGATTTGCCTTGACCCACATGTCCGGATTGGCGACTTCCTTGGTATCGTCAAGCCGATAATAGAATATGGCGACATGAGGATTGACGTATTCTCCTTTGAGAATATCCATCAACTCCATCTTGATGGTATCGCCTACTGAGTTTCGGACGGTGCCCTCGGAAGAGGTTGCCACGATGAGATAGTCGTCGAGCTTTGATGCGCCCTGTTCGATGGCGCCGATGACATCCTCACGAATATCGCCGGACAGCCATTCGTCAACGGTAGATACCTTTGGACGAAGACCCTGAAGCTTGTCGATCGACATCGGTCTGACCTCAAGCAACGAACCGGTGAGGAAATTCTCGATGCCTTTCTTGGTCGAGGCGAGCTTGGCCTGAGTAGATTTCGGTCCGTTGCCGGGAAGCGAGCCTTCGGACAGGAACTTGATCAACGGACCTGGTGACCTGATGATGGCGGTTCGGAACGGCGCCATGGTTTCCTCAGCCTGCTTCATCGTCGGAGCCACGACGATCTGCGAAGTCGTCGACGTGTCCATGATGAGGAAATATGCCTGGACGAATTCGGCGAACATGGTCTTGGCTGCGCCACGTGCCACGATCAAATATAGTTTGTTGATCAGACGTTTGCAGATCCGACGATTCTCGTAATGACCGACACCTCCATGCGGATTCGGAATATAGACTGATCGTTCGACGAAGTAGTACCAGCCAAATATCTGTTCGCCCCACAGCTTGAAACTATCGAGAAGATGAACTGGAGATCCGTCGGTCAGGGTGAGTTCCTTCTCGCAGAAATGCACCCATCCTTCGACCTTGTCGGCGTCGTAATAGATTCCGGGATTGCGAATAAGATCGTCAATGCGATTCATCTCCATCTCGATCTCATGACATACCGGGATCTCTCCGGCCATGACCCTATCACGGAACTGACCGTAGTACTTAGGAACGGCTGTGTTCGATAGGGTCATAGCACCTCCTAATTATTCAGCTATTCTTGATACAACGAATTGGCATCGTTATAGAACGGAAGAGATCGAATAGCTCCTGGATCGTCTGGACGATCGCTAAGAACCTCGCGATAGCTCTTTTCGAGAATACTGTTGAAGCCATTGACGTATTCCTCGATATAGCGCTTATAGACCTTCTGGGTCTTCTTATTGGTTCGATCCGAGAAATCGTAATCCTTGTACTTCTCGTTGAGTTTGTTGATGAAATTATTATTGGAATAGTCGGCTGCTTTATTATAACCTTCAACCCAATGTCGACGAGTGTTCCTGTCCCACTTCTTCTGGGCCTTCTTGATTTGTTTCGCCTGACGGGCCTTACCTTTGGAGGTGAGTGTGCCATCGGCGTTACGATAGCGCCGAACGCCCCACTTCATGCCTTTGACGCCGTAGTGATAGAGTTATCAGTCATAATGTCTCCTAATCATCTATCAAACAAAGAACGGACCAGTATTCTCTTGAATATAACTTGTTACGGCAATCGACTTCGAATTCGTCAAACTCGTAACTTCATAAATTCTATTATCATCAGACAGATCGGTTACAACGAATATGAAGTAGTTTCCTCGAATATACCTCCAGTCTTTATAGACAGGTGGTAATCCTTTCGTCCATCAAACAACTTCTTTTCATCAATGTAACGACGAACTGCGTATTCAATCAGATAGTTCATTGTTTACTCCATAACTGCTATTACCGACTTGTGGTCGGGCCTGATTGATTCTGATAATGGGATCCAAGGCCGGCAGATCCATACGCTCGATTGACATCGTCATTAAGATCAAAGAAGCACAACTGACCGATCCTCATACCGGCAAATATACGAATGGGATGGTTGTTAAGATTCTTGATCTCAAGAGTAATGTCACCGGTGAATCCAGGATCGATGAATCCCGCAGTCACATGAGTGGCGAGTCCAAGACGACCGAGTGATGACTTACCTTCGAAGCGCGCCGCGATGTTCTTCGGAATGGTCACGCCCTCATTCGTCGAACCGAGGATGAATTCATTCGGATCAAGGACGAAACCGTCGTCGTTCATGGCGAAACGAATATACTCCAGATCATGGAGCGTGCAATCCATGGCATTGATCTCACCACGACCGAAATATCGTACGATGCTCTTAGAGAGCGTGACGTCGTAACTGCATGGCTGAAGTTGGGACTCATCGAATGGTGTAATCATATGCCGGGTAATACAAAGATCTTTAATTTCGGTATCGTTAAGCATAAACCGTCCGATCTCTCATCTTCAGAATTTCATTATTGGACAATGTGCTCTCAGGATGTTGCTTGCGATAGTTTTCAACGAACTTTGTCTCATTGGATCGCTTAACAAGTTTCATCGCTCCAATGGAAGTCGCAAATGCGGCTCCAATAGGACCGTATTGGTTTGCCAATGTGTGAGCAGTGATCTTTCCCTGCTCTTTAGCGAACATGGAATCGATATGATCGTTCCCGAGCTTCGTGAATCCCTCGACATTGATCTTGTCGGTATCGAATACGATTAATGGATTCTTTACAAAGTATCCGGAATTCTCTTTATCGTTCACATCGCGGATCGCACCATATCCAGCCTTCTTCATAGCCGAATAGAATTTATCATTGATCGGCTGTTGCTCCTTGGTATGAAGAACAAGCGCGGTGTTAAATGCCTTATAGGTATTATCACCGATCTTTCCGGAATCGAGTTCCAGTTTGGCCTTTTGCCAAAGTCGTCCTTGCTTCGTTGTAGGAGGAACCACGGAGGCCATCTCATCTATGTTCCTCTTAAAAACATCGAAAGATTGCTTATCAGTGTCAAACATGTTCTTAAGAACCTTTCGAGCGGATTCAGGGGAGGCAATATTAATATCTCCAGCGGCTCGCATGGCTTTACGGTATACGGTTCCATTCGCGCCAAGCGTCTTGCCATAAAGACCTTCATACCGATCTTTGTCGTGCTTGTTGACGAAGCCATAAAATGCCCTATTGGTCTGTTCCGATCCGTCGTTCGTCAAACGACCGATCTTACTTCCCTTTTCAAACACACGATCGGTAACTTTATCATAATGCTTGTACGCAACGTAAGCCGCTGCGGACGCTAAAGCAATACCTCCGGCAACCTTAAGGATCGTTTCTGTCTTAGCTCGATTATAAGCTTTGATCTTGGCCTCGTCCTTGGTGAATCCTTGCTTCAGATACTTTTTCTCAAGATCCTGCTGACGCTTTGACTTTTTCTTTTGATTCTCGAGTTTCAATCGAGTCTTTGCATCCTCGAACTCTCGGCGAGAGTATTCGGCATTAACGATGTTCGATGTCGTGGAATACTTTTTGGCGATCTTTCGATCGGACAGCATCTTATCGCGCTTCTTACCGAGTGAGGTAAGCGATCCATCTTCGTTCTGATACCTTCGAACGCCCCACTTCATGCCTTTGACGCCATAATGATAAAGTTCATCGTCCGTCATGAACCTCACCTCCTTCCGAATTTCCGGAATATGAACGAAACGCCTCCAGAGCGTTCTCCATGAGTTCTTGAAGCTGACCGGATTTGGTCAACGCTTCCTTCTTGGCCTCAAGCATGGCCGTCTCGTACCTGATCTTCTCCTCTTCAAGCTTGTTTCGAGTCGAAGCGAGCTTGAGATAATGCACGATGACCTGAGATGAAGCCGTCCCCTCGCGAAGTTGCTGCTCGGCAAGGTTAACGGCGAGCGAAATCATCTGATTCTCGCGTTCCTCCGGGTTGGAAGCAGGCGAGAACTGAGGGGAAGACGATCCATCGAGCTTCTTACGTCGTCCCATGAAAAATCGCCTCCGGTTCTGTAATGGTTTCGAAGAGTTCTGATTGGTTTTGGTTCCCCAAAAGAGAGCACCGAATGGTTGTCCCTAATATCGAAAGGAGTTTCCTCCGGTTTTAGCAACCGCCATGAGCGAGGAATTTTGCTTCGGACCCAAGCGGCGCTCCCATTTGAAGCCCTAAAACACGTGTTCTGAGTAATCGACTTCTCGAAAAATATCCCGTCGGGGAAAAAATAAGGAGCCGGGCGATGCTGGAGGGTACCGGTTCGTCGCGACCCCTCCCCCTCCATCAAAACGATATGACTCCTTGGTTCGAATCATATCATTTTATTGATGAAGAGCGAGAGATCGCAACGAAATCGGTACTTTTCAGTTAAGTTTTCCCATTGGTGTAGGATCATTCTTCTTGATCTTTGCGTATTGACCGATCACATCGTACTCGATGATCTCATCCATTGCAAACTCATACTCACGATCTAGTTCAACATCAGTCATCGCATCAGTGACTGACATGATGCGCGCTAGATAGGAGCATGTGCAATAGCCCATACGCTGATCATAGTCATACCATTGATCCCAATTGGTCCATGGGTTGTATGGGTTGTCAATCGTGGTAAGCAGATAGTCTTTGGTACTAGCCATTGTCTGCCACCTTAGTCTTAGTAGTCACATTACGCTTCAGTGTATCAATAGAGACACCAAGCCTATCGGCCACTTCAGCCTGTGTGTAACCACGATTGAGCATGGACTTGGCCCTAGCAATGAGGGACGCCGACATAGCAACACCCTGTTTCGGAGTGGCCAATTGCTTGACTCTGTCAGGATCCGCGTTTTGCAGGATCTGCTGAAGGGTGTTCTTGCTGACGGCCCTATGCTGAATGGCTTCCCATTCCTTATCAGTGATGTCGACCAATTGCTTCTTGGCGCCCACTGCAATGCGGGCCTCATTAAGGCACCTGTTGGAAAGCTTTTTCAGATCGTCCTTTTCGTATTCTGGATGAGCCGCCTTCTTGGCCTCGTATAAACTGTCCGAAAGAAGCTCGGCCTTGCGTTCCAAAGGAGCGTTCTTGAGAGCCGTATTGAGTTTGGCTTTCAAGGAACTGACCTCTGACGAGTATGTTTTTGCAGCTTGGGGATCATACTTGAACGAACCAGAATTCAAATACGATTTTCGGGCTTGGTTCGCCAGGGACTTCAGAGAATTTGCATAGTCAGCATAGACACCTTCCATCGCCGTTCCGGACGAAAGTTCGTAGGCATCCTTGGCAAGGTCCATTTTCACCGTTACCGATTCGGCTGGAACCTTCTTCCAAGAAATGACCTTTCCGTCCTTGTCCTTCTTGGCGGGAACAACTTTCTCTCGACCGGTTTCGACGTAGACTTTCTCACCTGTTTCAGGGTCGATCCATCCGCCTTCCTTGGCCGAACGAAGCTTACGTTCTGGAATGCGTTCGGTAGACTTGGATCTGGAAATAAGAGTGGATGCTCCACCATATTTTCCATCTCCTCGACTCTGCCACTTCTGCTTGAGAAGATCGATCTGATTGTCACGTTCGGACTGTTTCCAGTTCAGCTCGTGCTTCTCCGCATCGATGACCACCATCGAATGGCGGACCGCCTTCTCAATATCCTCCCAAGGAGCACCCTTGATGGTCATGTCCGTAATAAGGTTGGAGACGATGCCCATCTCTCTTCCTTTTTCACGCTTCGTCATGACTCGCATACCTTCATACTTAGGATATGCGGTCTTTGGATCGAAGTTCTTCAGACCTTCAAGAGCGGATCGAGTCTTGATCTCGCCTCGATTGTTTGGAATAACCAGAACGTTGTCACCATCAAAATCGGCGCCAGAGAGTCGTTCGGCCACCTTGGAATTGATACCAACGCAATCCTTGGATCCGCTAAGAGCCGCCCGAGCTTCCTTGTTGTTATTGTTGACCGTGAGCTCAGGGATTTCGAACTTTCCACCATGTGGGAAGCGAATAAGAATCACCTTCTCGCCAGGTCTGAAGTTCGGAGCGTAGATCTCATCGTCCTTCAAGGAAGGAATCGGTAAAATAACCTGAGTCCTCTGACGAGGCATGGACGCGGCCTTCATATGGATTGCCGCTGAATCGCACTCATCAGAAAATGACTTGAGTAGATTGGCTTTGACTACCGGATTCTCCAACGCCATGATCTCATCGTAGTCTCGCTGACGACGATCAAGATCAATGCCAAGTTGACGTTTGGCCAAAGAAATATCCTGCTTGGATAGCATCTGGGAAGGAAGGCTTCTCGACCAGTCATCCCAGTCGCCTTCGTCATTGACCTTGTTGACCAACGACTGCTTCTTCTTCCCGGTCTTGGGATCGTCATACTCATACTGACCTTTGATCGGATCTATGGTGGCGCCAAATGGATTGCTCCAATCGACATCACCTTTCGTTCCATCCGGATTGGTCAGTCGCTTGAGCGGCTTCAATACCGAATTATCGCCGGTTCCCTCGATCGGAGTGCCCCGTTTCTTGTTGGTATTAAATATAATGTCTACACCATCGGGGAACTGATCCGGATCGCCGTACATGGCCATGCCTTTGAGATAATGGCTATTGTCAACATTGATTCGGACCTGAGCATAGTGTGATCCACCAAGTTCGAGATCAGCCGCGCCAGGACGAATGAGCATAACGCCATCACGTTCGGTTCCTCCGTCCTCAGCGTACACAACACCAAGACGCTTGGAATCGAGGGATACTGGCTTCTTGATTCCAGCACCACCTTCGTGAGGCTCGTCAAGGGACATACCGACGATCTTGATCTTATCGCGATCGTTTACCAGATCTCGAACAGTCACACCAGGAGCGGCAAGGACCTTGACCGTGGTATGGTTCGAACCTCCCACCTTGGTGTAAATATAATGGGTGGTGTAGCCTTCCTCCTCAAGCATGGCCACGGCAACCTTGAGCTTATCCTGAGAATATCCAAGATACTGCTCAACACCTTTTCCAATCTGTACCGCTCCATCCTTGCCAATGGTCTCCTTGAGATTATTGGCGATGATGGTCGACGCATTGGCTCGAGCACGACTGGAAGGATTGAGAAGGGATCGAACCGTGGATTCGTTCACACCCATGATCTCACCGATCTTGGTGTTGGAATATCCCTTCTGCTTGAGCTCATAGGCGCGATGCTGGCGCTGGGCAAGCTGCTCGTTATAGATAATGGTCCTACGAGCACGAAGCTTCGTCGTGGTGATCCCCATGGAATCGGCGATCTCTTTTTCGGTTAGACCGGAGTTCTTGAGATCCAAATATCGTTTGTAGAAGTCTTCATGCTGGTAAGGATCCTCACCAGATCCATACGGGTACCTTCCGGAACGGCGCTTGACGCCAATATGGGACAGCGAGTTCGACTCGTCTTCCATCAATACGACCATGACGCTGCCTTTCCTGAAAATATCATCGTCACTGCTCCGATTCCTCGGCACGCAGTTTGTTGATCAATTGATCGAAGTGCTGGATTCGATCCATGATGTGGGCGATCTCATCCGGGCTGACCTCTTCGTAAATATCAGCGTTCGGTCCAAGCTTGATGTACTTCGGATCGGCGTTGGTGGCGATCTTGATGTGATCGTTCTGATAGAGACGAAGGTCGAACTGAAGGTTCATCGGCTTGACTTTGTATTCAAGACAGAACAGAGAAGCGTAAATATACAACTGATCGAAGTGCTTGACTTCGCCGCTTCCGGTCTTGAGGTCGAAGATGCGCAACAGCTTCTTCTTGTCGTCGTATCCGATGAGGTCTGCGGTACCGAAACAATTCGGCGAGAAATATAACACCACTTCTGGAGACATACGATAGTGCAGGCCATCATTGACGAAGTCGTTCAACGTCAGATGAGTCTTCGGCAGAGCCACACGATGTTTGTTAAGATCGGCAGCAAGAGCATGCAGCTCGGTTCCGCGTTGCGCCGCAAGGGACGATCGGAACATATCGGCCATATGATCGTCATCGTAACGGAGCCAGGAATGCTTGCTGGCTCCCATGAAGGCATGAAGGCCCTCAAGATTGTGATGATCATTGAAATGCATCATGATGCAACCTCCGTGGAAATATGGGACTCAGTCATGTGCTGTTGAAGCTTGTCGAGAATGTATTCCTCGTTCTCGGGATAGATGAACGCCGCGAACGAGTCGGCATTCATCTGTGCCACGTATTCATCCTGATTCGGCTGATGCTTAGCGTCAGCACTCTTCTTGACCTCAAGGGCAGCCCATCGATCCTTATATAAAACAAGAAGATCGGGGATTCCCTGAATATAGTTGGGATCGTTCTTCAGCACACGTGATCCCGGAAGACGTTTGCCGATCTCCTTGATGACCTTTCGTTGGAAGTCGCGTTCCAGACTCATGATTCTCCTTTCGACAGAGAAAAATAAGAGCGGGGAATTGATCGCCCTAGAAAAGATTGCTAAGGAAATAAGGCAAACTCTTCCCCACTCTTACCTCTTTGTGCGATGTTTTTGTCGCGAGCCTACACCTACTCGACATAGGTCGGTTCCGGTACGGCATCGACATGCTCGAGATGCCATCCATACCAGAATCCGTCGGGCCGCTTGAGTGCATCGTAGATCTCCTGATCCTTGCATCCATAATAGAAGGCCATATGGGTCACACTTGGAAATATGAGATCCTTCTCAATGATGCGGACCGGTTTATAGGCCTTGATGTTACGAGCGTCGTTCCAGCAAATATGATAGCCACGACATACGCCATGGTTTCTGGGATGGGCAAGCGCCTCCAGGACATCATCGACGCTCGTTTCGAGGAAGACCGCCACCCGCTCTGGGGATGGATGAACTTCGTTGAGTTCGTAAATATAAACTTCCTGGTTCTTGTCATGATGTGACATGTGTTACTCCTTTACGTATGTGAGATGCTGACCATTGATCATCGGAACATCTTCCTTCATGATCTGTGAAATTCGACCTTCGGTGATGCCGAACCGATAGGCAAGATGGGTCATGCTGGGAAATATCTCTCCGGTCTCTGTAATCATGATCGGTTTCCACAAATATGGACGGATGTTGTTCTTCCATTCGAGATGCATGCCATGGAATGTTGATTGTCGTCCTTGCAACGTATGGACAACATCGAGAATATCGGATCGATAACGCTCAGCGAGCGCGAATGGGTCTTCAAACGTTTCATCAAGTTCATAAACATAGACCGATCCTCCGATTGAATTCTGGTGAGTCACGTTGACTTCTCCTTTCTGAATCACTAAACTTTTATAGCTAAACTTTTAACGCGCGTTTTCTTCGTCAGCGTTTTTCTCTGTATTACTACTTTTTTTTCTTCTTCAAAATAATAAGAAAAAGAAAAAAACGCGCGAAAGTGTGCAGGCACCCCGAAAACCCAATGATTCCAAGGCCTCAGGGCACATTGACCCTCAAAAAAGTGTGCAGGTTTTTCTGCACACTTTTGGGCAAAACCTGCACAGTTTACACCAAAAGTGTGCAGGTCCAAACCTGCACGTTTTTCAAAAAAGTGTGCAGGTTTGAGCTCAAAAAAGTGTGCAGGCGGCCTTCCTTCCTGCACACTTTTGCCTTGTCGTCATGTCCGAAACACCGCAAGATCGTATGCCAACGGGATCCTATAGACCTTTCTGCATGTCCGACAATAGAGCAGATGAAGGCGCTGGACGCGCGAATATGCAGCCATCCGCTCTCCCTTCCTGCGCAAAGCAGCCGTGATCTCCCACGAATGATAGTGCTCGCACGGCATGATCGACCTAATCTGAATCATCGCGCTTGGCGGAATCTGAACCAGATGCTCGAAATATGCCCTAACAAGACCACGTTTTCGGCATCGAACGCAATACGTCCCGAGTTCGAAAGGAACCTCATTGCCATAAAAATTAAACAATGGCCTCCCAGATGTCTCGATCTGAACCGCAATCGGAACCTCCGAATCACAGTCACACGGGCTCATGCGCCTCGCCAGATCGTAGACGTCGATCCTGTCCGGATCGCCTCCATCCATCACATAGGTCATCCTAATCCTCCTTCCCGGAAATATCCTTCGAAGCGAACGTCCGCTCGTTGAAGCTCTCCTTGTTCGCGAGCGCCCTCAGGATCGCCGAATCGATCGGGGCGAAGCTGCGCAGAATATAATAGTTGAGTTCCTTGAACGGCGAGTTGATCCTGTCAATGCGCCCTGCCGCCTGCTCCATAATCCTATAGGAGTAGTTGAGTGAATAGAACAGCATGGTGTCGGTCTGGGTGCAGTTCCACCCTGCGGCCCCGGATCCATAGTTTACCAGATAGATCCAATCGCCGTCCTGCGGAATATCATCATGACGATGTCCGTTGTACTGGTACACCGGTATGCCCGTCCGCCTCCGCAGGCTCAGCAGCTCCTCCAGTTCGAAATCGTAGTTGTAGAATATCACGATCCTCGAATGACGGATGCAGATATCCATCGTCTCCCTGATCCTACTCGGATCCGAATTCACCAGTTTCCTCTGGGCGAAGCAGTACTGCGATACGTTCTTGAGCGGCTCTCCGGTCCAAGGATCCTTTCGTTCCTTTCTTAGGGTCTTCAGGGCCTGTTTGTCGTAATCCACGACGATCTGATAGACAGGATTGCGACTGGGACCACGGTCCTTCGGACGCTTCATCGGCACCATGATCCGTCGTTTGAGCTTCTTCAGAATATCAGTATGCCTCCAGTCGTTGACCTTCGGATACTTGGCCCATCGGTCATACACGGCGTGCATGGTCATGAACTGCGTCTTGTTCTTATAGAATCCATTCGCCACGAATATGGGAATGAGATCCTCGTACGAATCCGCAGGGGTCGCCGACAGCAGGATCCATCGATTGCCTTGCGCCTTGGCAATATGGATGAATTCCTTGCTCCAGACCCCGGTTCCGGTGGCGTGTTGCTCGTCGAATATGATCACACCATGGAAGTCGTGATAGGCCTTGATGCGCTGCCAGCTGTCCACGGTGATCTCCACACCCGATGGCTTGTTCGTCCCGATATGCAGGCCGAATTTGACGAGATCCTCGCCCCATTCGGCCTTATCGCGCTTCTTCGCCTCGGTGATAATGAGCAGGTCGGGCGAGCCTTTGAGCGGCATGAGTGTCCTGCCACTGTCAGACTTGCCCGAACGGGTCCGGCAGCACGTCCGAAGCCACCACATGATGGCCACGATCGATTTACCGGACCCGACCTCGCCGACCAGAACGTTTCCAGATCGCAGTTGGCTCAGTGCCCGTTCCTGAAACGGTTCCAGCGTAACGGCCATTACTCACTTACCTCCTCGGAGGATTTGAGTGTGGCCTTGAGGAGATTGGCGAATATACCGTCATCTCTGATGCAGAATACGACCTTTTCATCCGGATTCGATGCCGTATCGCCGGTGACGCAGTGCTCGTGATATCGGAGGTCGACCACGATCTCACGAATATGTATCTCGCCGAGAGATCCGACGACCGAGTTCCACGTCGCTTCATCGGGAATATCGTAGTATTTCATTGAGTTGTTCCTTCGTCAGAAATATGATTGTCGGTTCCATCGGCATGGAGCCAATCACAGGACATGCCATAGCCCGTGGCGACACAGGGAACTCGACGGGTGTCGTTGAGTTGGATCGTACCCTGCCAGACAACTTTATCTGTATGGTTTCTGCCATAGGACAAACCAAACATGAAACACGATGATGCCATGCTGATGATCGCGAAGATCAGGATAATCAGCCGTAACGTGTTGATCCATTTACTCTTCATGATTGCTCCTTAACGCCTTAGGTATAATGATTCGACAATAGCAGTTGGGACACACCTTATAGTCTGATTCAATAAGGCTCTTGCAGTTGCCGCAGCACAGCCAGTCGCCATAGCTGCTGCTGTGCTCGATACAGCACGACACACCTTTCCTGGCCTTGATCATGTCGGCGATGCTGTGGTATACCGTCAACTCCTTGACCAGGTAATTGACGATACAGGTGATTATCAGCAACATCACAAAGATCAACATAAAGATCGCCAGGAGCAGTAGAACAGCTAATAAGATTTCGATCATGATCACTCCTAAATATCCAATGCGGTTTCGTTTTGTGGTGGATTGTCGTAATGGTACGTGAACCCGAGATAGGTTGGGGATGACGTGCCATTAATGGCATTCCTGATGCGTTGGGCCACGTTCTCAACACGTCCGTTGCTATGCCCGTGTTCGATAAGCCATCGCGCACAGTCGGCTGTCGTCGGGAACGTCAGGTCGAGTTCGTTGATCACGGTCCGATTCTCAGTGCGAAGCGTCGGCTCGACTACACGGAACATTCTGGCGAAGTTGTCGTTGCCGAGAATATTGTCCACGGCGCCGAGCAGTTCCGGCTTGACCATCCTGGCATACTCTCGCAACCAGAGATTATAGTACTGGGCGTATGGACGCTCGGGCTGATGCTTGTCATAGATGCTCTCGATGTCGCGTATTGCCTGAGCACTGATACCCATCATATCGCGGCAGCGATACTGCGTGAGGCCGAGCAGTGTTCGTGCGGCACGGAATTGATCAGGCGTTGGCATCATTTATCAGCTTTCAAATAGAGACGATCGAGATCCACATCCTCGACCTTCGTACAAATATACTTCTGTTCATTGCATTCCAGACAGATGGCCATGTAACTGACCGATCCACCCTTGACGATCGGCATGCTTGTTGCGAGCACACAGAGACACTGGCAATTGACGAATTTCCGTCGTGCATATTGCCAGATTGTTGGTTTTCTATTGGGGTCCATGATTCACCTCCGAATATGTTGGCCTTGCAGATTCTGGATGCGCCGATTTTCGGCCTTGTGAGCCATTTTAAGGGCCCTTAGAGAGGCGAACACGATCGAAATGATTAAAACTATGGGTGTGACCAGAAGGGCCGAGAAAACGGCGATTATAGCGTCAATGAGAACGATCATTTGAGCGCCTCCTTCTGGTCGTTTTGGCCTGAATATGGAACTTCGGGTCTTCCTTAACTGGTGTCCGATCCGATCCCTTCATGCAGTTCTGGCATCCCGCATTGACATAAATGTTTCGTCCATCGCTCCATGCATGGCTCGTATCGATCCAAATATACGGATCATATTCCGATTCGCAATGAAGTTTGTGCTCGTCGTGCAGCTCCTTGCGGATGGCATCGAAGTCCGCGTCGAAGATCTCGACCATCGGTCCTGCGGAAATATGGTTGTCGGTCACAATTTACTCCTTTGGTTCTGTCTTGTCGTGGATCCACGTCAATCCTTTGTGGATCCATGCGGGAATATGGAACAGCCAGCAGAGGAACTCGACGATACAGAGCACTACGAACGTTCCTACGATGACGAGAAGGACTGTTCTTGCGGGTGGGTCCCATTCGCCGACAAATTCGCAGTATGCTGCCATGGCGAGGACTCCTCCAACAAAGTTGAGTAGTAGATATGCCGGCATCATACCCCAGTTAATCTCGTCCACGATCGTCCTCCTGTTCAAAAGTCCATGGCTTGCGATTGTCCATTTGTCGATACTCGTTCCTGGAAATATCGAATTGCGTCGATCGTCTGCATCGACAGCACATCACTTCACATTCATAATGATCTGGCGTGATCTTCCATGCGTCGGTGATGAGCAGCGATGCGTTTGGGTGGCATCTAAGATATTGTCTTGCCCGATCGAATACATTCGCTGGCGCCATAATACGCTCCTAAAAATAAGAGGGCATGACCGAAGCGCGATGACGCCGATCATGCCCTTGGATGGAAATATGGTTTACTCGATGGACTTCAGGTCCGCATCGACCTTCTGGAAGGTCATGGTGTTGAGGGCCGTATCCGGTTCATCATTGTCATAGAACTCGTCCTCGAACGGATCCTCATGCTTGGTTGCGATGAGCATCTGCAAATATGCGGTGTTGTGATCTGACATCTTACCGCGGTATGCGGAGAACGACAGATTGACGTTTTCGATGTCAGCCCAGTCCAGAATATCAACCGGGCTGAAGTCGATCTCCTCGCCCTGAACCACAGCTTTCTTGTGCTCGGACCACATACGCTTGTTGCCGTACTGGGTCTTGAACAGGATCTTCGGATTCCTTGTATCGGCCGGATCGTCCTTGAACTTGACGTTGATCTTGAGCAGGAGCTGGGGATCAGCGTCGATCTTCTCACGCATGCGGGGACGGAATCCCTCGTCGGTCAGGAAATCGAATTCGTCCTGAGTCAGCTCAATGTTGAAGTTGCGATTGCCCTCGTCGTTGAACTGGCCGCCGGTGCCGGCGAAGTTCGGATAGATGAGTTTCGCCCCGCGAATGCGGTACGACACACGACCACGGGAATCCACATACTTTTCGACTGCCATTGCTTTGTTCCTTTCGTTGGTTTGGTTGGAAAATATCAGTTGATGATCTTGTCGATGATCTTTGCGTTGTTGCTACTGATGATCTTGGCGATTTCATCGGCGGTTATACCCGAGTACTTGTAGAAGTTCGCCAGCTTCTGGAGGACGTCGGCGAATTCGTCGAGCATGTGCTCACGCGTGTCACGCTGCGAGGAGACTATCAGCTCAGCGGTCTCCTCAAGGATTTTCTTGGCCAGTTTCTTGCCATCGTCGAGTTCGCCGTCATCGAAGGTCTCCATTGGCGGGAATTGGATCATGGCATTCCTTTCTGAAAAATATGGGCCCATGCGTCGGTCGCACAGGCCCATATGGTTTAATGGACAAATCAGTCGAGATTGATTCTATGGTCGTTCGACTTCACGACGCGGTCTTCGAATCCGAGACCGGCGAATTCACGGAACACCCGCTTGGCGAATTCCCTTCGGCTCATGTCCTTGTGTTCGGACCTGAGATCGAGAATATACCAGACGAGTGAACCAATGCATGCGCCGATCAGGATGAGGGCCACGACCTGATAGTCGAGCAGTTCAATGGTCATCGTTGTTCCTTTCCTATGAATATCCTTCATTATAAGCGATGACCTTGTCGCGAATCAATCGCTCATGGCGGCGATTCGCATGACATCCATCATCGACTTGTTGCGGCCGATGTTGTATCCGACGTAGAAAATGGCGCCGGCGGCCACGAGCAGCGATTCCGGATGTTGTTCGATGAAGCCCATGACGGTGCTTCCCGCCTTATTGATCTCGTCGTTGACATTAATGGTCTTGTCGTCCATGGTGGTCTCCTTCTTTGATTTGCGGAATTTCGGTGAAATATGAATGTTGAAGTCCATGATCAATCCTTGCGTTTATGTCGGGTTACGGTGATGTCGTAGATGGTTTCAATGGGACCTTCGACCATCACCTGCCGTCCACAACCAGTGCAGATGAACACGGCGACAATCCTATGATCCTTGAAAAATATATCATGGGGGTTAATGTCGCAGTCGCAATCGCATCCCATGAGTTCGTTGAGTTCGTCCTCACGCATCAGCGGTCTCCTTCCGATCTGATCCAATCTGTCTTTTCGACGGTGACGGATTTCAGATATTCATTATCTATGTGTCGGACCATGGTGGATGCCAAGTCAATGGCCTCCCAAGCCGACGGTCGATGCTCGGAATAATCGCTATAGACTGTTTGTTGCATGCCACCGCATTTGTTCTCCAGAACGATTTTGACGCGGTACAGTATGATGATCGCGCTCATGGCCGGCCCGGCTTCCTGTTGCGAATATGATCCATCACGGACCTGAACCGCTCGTTGGCTCCTGTGTTCAAAGCGACGAACGCGATGACCCCAACCGCAGGGACGATGATGTCCCTGATCCAGAGTCTCGCCTCTCGGGCGGTGTCGATAGTACGCTGTTTCATGGTTTGCTCCTTTCATAAAAATATAGGCCCATGCGTTGATACACGGGCCTATAACGTTGATCAGTTCTTGCTCTGATCGGATTCCTTCTGGAGATTGAGATCGTTCTGGACCATCCACTTTACGGTATCCTCCAGATGCTCGATGCGTTCGTGATCGTTCGTGTTCGTCTTATATTCCTTATAGGCGAAGGCGATCGAGATCGCACCGGTTGCAGCTGCGATAACCGCACAGGCGATGGTGAGCATATCTTCCTTGTCCATGGTGGACTCCTTTCATACACTATAACTCTTCATTATAGCATATGTTTATGCCGCGGATACTCCGCCCACCAGATGGTCGGATGTGTCCATCTACGGGCATGCTTTCCTCGATGAATCCGGTTTTCGATGATCCACAGCAGATATCGATACGGCGCGTCATTGACACGTTCGTCATTTGGCGTGATTAACCAGTCTATCAGGAATCCGATAAGGGCGAGGGCTATCATTGATAGACATATCAAAGCATTCGTCAAATCAATCATTACAATCACCAATGTCAGAGAAGTTCGGATCGTCGTCGATATCGTATTCGGCATTAGGATCGTAATCGAGTTTGTTGATCGATTCTGTGATCATCAGTCCCTGAGTGTAAATATCATTGCTGATTCTGCGGAGCTCGTCGTATTCGTCATGCATCTTGAGAATATGGTTTCGGATCCAGGCGATGCTACTGACGATCTTCATCAGAAGAATCATTGTCGTCGCGATCGTCATTCCGATCAGTGTCTTCATCTTCCGGCTCATTGTTCTCCTCCTTGTGGAACTTATTGTAAATATCAGTGGCATCACGCGCACCATTCTTGGTCACCAGATTCACCTTATCATCGGTTTTGACCATGACGAAGACGACTCGATCATCATCCTTACAGTATTCCTGCGTATCGAGAATCAATTCATCATCGGTGAACTCCTCGGCATTGATCTGAACCGCAGGAATATCTGGATCAAAGTCAACGATACGCCAATCCTTGAGATAGGTGTCCTTTTCACAGTGATTCCTCTTGCGAATATAACGGATTAAAAAGTCAGCTCCTTGGATCACCAGATAACTGACGATCGTTCCGACGATCATGGCTAGAATCAGTCCTAAAATAAAGTTGATACTCATGGATGAACTCCTTTTATAGTGTTTAGAAATGATGGTGATCGCAGAACCAGCTGATGACCAGCATGAAAGCGACCAGAAATATAATGATGATCGCCTCAGGCCAGGTCATGCGGCCAGCTCTTTCATGAGATCGTTCGATGCCGGATTCGGCGAGGAATATGGACTACTCTCGTCGATCAGCCATTCGTACGATCCGTATTGTTCGATAGTGTCGATGGCATCATCGGCCAATCGCTCATAATATCGTCGGTCAATCTCTGAAGATAGTCCATTGTCTCGGATGACCGAATATTCCTTCCAGCGATACCCTTTTGTTCCAGATACCGCATCATAACCCCCTCGATTGTTTTCACGAACCAATAGACCTCCTCCGCATCCCGATTTGACGGGGGAAAAGGCCGATACTTTACCAACAAAGCTGTAATGATGCTCATCCGGTCCAAGTCCCTCGTTGAAATCGAGGAAAATATTGGACTGAGCCGATTTAGTCTCTCGGAAATCCTTCAGAGTGACGGGCTCTTTGGTAAACAGGGTCTTAAAGACATAAGGAACCTGGAACTGCAACCCAGTAGCGGTCCACTCGCCACAGTGCTCGCCGTAGGCTGAATGAGCGATGTAGGTGGACTTATTGACGATGCACATCTTATCATAAATGGACTCCAATTCGAAGTTGTATCCGTATTGCTTGCCCATTGCCGTAACGAAGTCGATGATATCGCGGTCCACATCGGCGATCTTGATCGAATCGGTTTTTATGTGGACCACGGTATATCCGAGCTCCTGTACCTTGTGCTTGAGCGTGATCATGAACAAGGCGCCTCGTTTGGCGACTTTGTTATCAAGATTTCGATTGTTCGTATTGGCCGCATCGTTGAACCTGGTGGGGAACGAGGCACTGGTCAGGCCATAGACCGCATTGATAGCGATCTTCAGGGCCTGAGCCAGTGCCTTGGAATCCTCACCCTTGAGCACGGGTTCTAGATCCTTGAGACGTTCCTCGGGAACGAATTCCTTGAAAATATCAAGGCATCGATCGAAGTCCTTATGCTTGATGGCGATACGGGCCTGTCGGATTGCATCGAATCGTTTGGTATAAGGTCCGAATAGATTCATGGCCACGATCGAACTAGGGTGTTGGGAGGCAATATCGAGCAACCCGACGTTTCCGAACATTCCTCCAAGACGATGCTCTTCTTTATCGGTCATCAACCCTCCTAAAATGATATCCTCGATGTGTATGACGTCTTCCGGAAAGGCATTCAGCTATGTTGCCTTGAGATCCTCCTATCGCTCTTGCGCACTCGGCTTCACTTTCGTATACCTCTCCGGTTTCTACAATTTGAACCCTTTCTCCTGGCGAGGGTTTCATTAGACCAGTTCTAAAAGCATGTCTTACGTTTTCTGAATGGGTACACCATTCAAGATTTTCGACATTATTGTTGCTTTTATCGCCGTCTAGATGATTAACCTGAGTTTGTCCATCTTTAGGAGGATCAAGGAATGTTTCTGCGACGAGTCGATGAACAAGTTTTGAATTTGAATGTCCTCCCACTCCAACTGTAGAATATCCACGATTGTGCTTGGATTCCTTCAGGCGTTTCCAAATCCCTCGCTTTTTACTCATGATGACTCCGGTCGAAGAAACGTAAATATCAGAATCTCCAGGCCATTGTTTCCATTCCTCTACCATCGGCCATCACCTCCGTGAACGAACAGCATTATTAATATCAGCCCGATACACGATCCGAAGATGGGCCATGCGTTTCCCATTGTGCATGCTCCTTTCCAAATATCATTAGTGGTTCATCATCGCCTTCAAGATGACGGTTATAGGCGTCAACAAGTTTCATGAGATCGATTTCATCGAGCCCTTCAGCATAGAAAGCTCGTTTCTTCGAATCTGGTTTTGTACTGACGATACCAAGTGCCATCAAATATCCGTGAAGGAACAATCGTGATAGATAACTTCCGTTGATGTGTGATGGATGCTTGTATTTGTTTTCATTAACGAACCGAACCGGTGATTCGGAGCTCGAAACCTTACTCATTGTTTTTTACCTCCCATGGATGTAGAATATCCTTGTAATCCTGATCGACATTACCATTCTCCATGCCATACACCCAGACATAGCCGCCTTCTCCCGGATACTCGCCCATGTACTGAGACTTCTTATCCTTGAGCGCATATCGATCGAAGGTATATCCAGGGAACATATCCGAAAGTTCGGGGAAGTTGAATTCCGACTGCGGATGTTTGTTGTTACCAAATATGATCTGTGCGGTATGGGTATTTGTGGTGTCGTTGACTGTCAGGCCACTGAGCATGGCCAGCATCTGTCGTGCTGTGAAATCCTCCTTGAGGTGTTCGAACACGGCCTTGGTGGCCCTGACGTCATCCTCGCAATATGATTGCACCAACGGCCATTTGTCCTCTGGAACCGGTTGGTCCCATGGCATGCCGAGCTCGTGATGGTCGATACCCAATTCGATCTCCCACTTCTTCAACGACTGCTTCTTGGCGGAGAAGTCGTAAATATCCGTGTAGGATGCATTGTATGCCTGACCGAACATGGCGTTCTTGTTTCCGCTGACGATCCGCGTCGACAGATCATACAGCTGGGCGTTGTTGTATCCCATGACACCCCACGCCCAGAGAATATGATTGTCATACTTGCGGTTGTTGAATCCCACCAGATTCTCATCGAGCAGCGTCATGATGTTCTGCCGCGGAGGATTGATCCATGTCTTGACGACGTCTGAATCGCTCTTCATGAAGCAGACCATGAAGAGGTTCGGAAAGACCTCGACATCGAAGAAGGTGAGAATATCGGCGTTCTTCGGATCACTTCCCTTCGGAATATCATCGGACTTGAACTTCATCTCGTTCACCAGAACGACGCAATAATCCGACCAATGCGTCGACCGCAAAGCGAAATCAAATATCTCATTACGCATGTCGGTGACGTCGTATGGTTTACCGGACTCATACATTTCGTCCATGAGCTTCTTGATGAACTCGACACTAGGCTTGGTCCCAGGACAACACTCCTTGCGCAGAGCCTTCTTGATGACATTGCGTAGATGCTGTTCGTCCTTGAGTTCCTTCTGATTGATCACGGACTTTTCTCCTTTCAACGGAAGGCCACTTGAAATATGGGAGATCTCATGATCGTTGCACCGTGAGAGCAGACGCCGTAGGGACGAATTGCCTCGGAAGACCTTGATCTCGACATGGATGTCGTAAAGGTTTTTGAGTCGGGATACGTCTCCATCGTAAATATAGTGGAGGTGCAATCCCTGTCCGCTCTTGGAAACCTCGGCATAGGTCGGAGGGAACTTGCGGGCCGCCTCGAGATTGGCCTGAAGCGATTTCTCGCCATCCTCTCCTCGAATATCGAAGTCGATGACGATATGGTTTTCCGGAACCTTGACCCAATGCAGTCGACTGGTGTCGAGGTCTTTGAGCGTGGTGCTTACTTGGGCCCATTTGGCAATCGGGGATCCGCTTTCATCGTCTCTAGCATATTGTGCAGGGCAATCATGGCAGAGTTCGTCGAATCGACTGTCCGTTTTAGTGAGTCGGAGCCACGAGTCATGGTCATCGTCAGATGTTCGAGCATGTCGGTCAGAAGAGTCAACGATTCTGGATTCGAATTTGTCTCGTTGAAATCCATGATAGGTAACTGCCTTACTCGCTCCCCGGTTCATGGTTTCGAAATATGAAGCCAGTTCGAACATGAACTCGGAGCGTTTCATGACGTCGGTGATATGAGCTTCCTCACACCATTCCTTATAGGCACGCCACAGATCGGTCAGACGCACTGGCTCATCGATGTCCATGAGGTCGATGTTGTCCTGAACGAATGTGTAAATATCATTCGTCTTGGCGATCATCTCCGTTGGACGATACTGGGAATATCGGTTGACCCCGAGCTTCCTGTAGACCTCACGACAATGATAGGCAATGGCACCTAATTCGAATCCGATCTGCTTCATGCAGTCGAAATAATCATCCGGCGCCAACGTGTTGCCAGTCGGATAAATATCAATTAGTCTCCTTGTGATGCCCGACTTGGCGTCAGTGATCTTCACCGGCTTATTCGTTGCCATGAATAGCATCGTTTTCAGCGGAACGGTGTACTGCTTGACACCCTTTTCGTTGACCACGATCTTCTCATGTGCAGCGATCTGATTAAGCAGTGTGTTGTCCCACATGTGACTCAGATCGCCGTCGGTCTGGATACCGATGAGAGGAGAGTTCTTGAAGGATGCGGTACTGAATTGATATCCCTTGCCGAGTTCCTCCGCATTGAAATATGCGATGTATCCAGGGAAGAGCATCTCGATGATGTTGAGAATCGTCGACTTTCCGGTTCCTGGATCGCCATAGATGACGAACATCTTCTGGATGCGTTGAATATCATTACCATCGACCAAGGCGCCAATGCCCCATTCGAGCTTTTCGCGTTCGGATGGGGCATACAGCGTATCCATGAGCCGGTCGTATGCCGAGGTGTCTCCCTCGGATATCGCGTATTCCAGTTGAACGGTAGCGTAGTCCTCGCGCTTTGGAGTGTCATTGGCGAATATAATCCGCTGATTGAGCACTGCATCACTGTCGGCCAGATTGCGCAGTCCGGAAATATACCTATTCCAGCAACCATTGGAGGTGTTCTGCATAAGCATGCAGGTCACTTCATTACCGTCTGGAGACTCATACGAGTCGGCGAATTCCTGAATATCACGGTCGATCAGCTCGCCAAGGCGTTGAAGATTCTGCGACCAGAGATGACTATCCGGATCGAACACCGCATAAAACGATCCACCTTTGACGAGCAGATCGTGATACCCTCGCATCTTCGGATCGGCAAATATGGATTCATGGCCCTTGTTTGTCTTTTTGACACATATCTGCACTTGATCCATCTTCGCCTCCTTTACATGTCGGGAATATGCTGTTCGTTGAGCCAATATTGCATTTGCCACCACCATTCGGATGGGCGGATATCCTTATCATCATGAACGATGAAGAGTCCGCCGCCCGATCCGTCATGTCGGTACTGTCGATCCATCATGATGTCGCATCGGTCCTGAATATAACACTCCGGATCTCTCTGGTTGAGAAACCAGTCATCCGAGCATCGTGTCAGATCCATGTTTTCGAGGAACATGGAGAACGCTGCGTCGACCGGGACGATGGCAAGCACATCGTTGACCCGTTCGGCCAAGGCGACGAGGAACTCAAGAACTGAGCATCCTCGAATACCGCTAACCAACGAATATCCGGTTCGGCGTGTGTATGCATCACGTAACGACTCGCCATCGGATATCCGATTCCGATCCATCATGACACTGGAACGGAATGGCATGGCCGCAAGAGACATACTGAGATCGACGTATTCATCGAAATTCACACGATGACGTAGCCATTGAATATACGATGCGTTGAAAAATGGCGATGAATTACTGGTCATTGACCTCCTCCATTTCGGCCGCTATAGTTGAATTGAACCGCTTTTTTGGTCGGTATGACTCTTCTTCAGGAATGCCTAGCACCTCGTGCTGGTATGATCCGTCATGCCGGGTGATCTCGTAGTCGGTCTCCAGAATATCATTCCTGCACCACACGACGTTAGGATCACCAGTCTGCGAAAACCTTCCAAACTTGTTGAGCACGATGGTGTTGATGATGGCATCCGGGTCCTGAACGATCTCCATTCCTCGGGCAAGCACGTCATCGTCCTCCCAGTAATCGAGATTCTCCGTATCGATGAACCACGGGGCATTCTCGTGATCCTCCTCGGAGATCTGGTAGCTCGGATCGTCACGGTCGATGGACTGATGCCAGCGACGCGCCTTGATCGTCATGAGGATTGATTGCTCGAGGCGCTCGTCTCCGTTCACCTCGTCATACTGACGCTGTTCGTCATCGGTAAGGGGACCATCCCATCGCGGAACGCCGTCGTCGATGATGAAATTATCCCGATCCGGTTCGTCGGCGTCGATGTCCACAGGGTCATCATCGAGCTCATCACCACGTTCGTCATCGGGATTATCCGGAATATCCTTTTGTTCGGTGACTTTGGGATCGCCATACGTCTTGGCGGCCTTGACAGCCTCCCATTCCTTCTTCACCTCGATGATCTGATCGTCGTAGAAGTCAAGCTCCTGCTCCTTGCGCCTAATGGCCTCGTCGGTCGACCGCTTGACGTTGACGAACTTCTCGTGGTTGTCTTTGAACTGTTGGTTAAGTTCATGCTTCTTACGTTCCAGATCGGCGATCTCTTGCTCGAGGTCCTTCAGTGGAATATACCGCTTGTATATGCCAAAGTAGAATATGGCGGTCGCCGTAGCGGCACCAGCGGCGAATCCGCCCACTACGAACCCAATGGTCTTGAGATTCATGGATACTCCTTGATTGAATAAACGGGACGGCCATCATGAAGACGACCGTCCCGAAAATATCATTTGATCAGATCTTATCGTAGATGATGCCATCCACGTTGAACGTCAGCAGGATGCCAAGTTTGCCGTCCCATGGTTCGGCGTTGCTGTAATCCCACGGATCGTCGCTATTCACGCCGTATACACCGAAATCGACATAGGTGTTCTGATGCTTATCATCGACGATCCATCCCAGGATTGCACCTTCCTTGGTATCATCGATGCCAAGCATGCGATACACATCGTTAAGGAATAGATGACCGTTGGCATAGAGCTGATCGTTCGCCTGATGCAGGACCGAACGAATATGCGCGATGTTCTGATCAGGATTTGTTTTATCCCAGTACATCGAGTATTCGTCGAAATATCGGGACAGTCCGTCACGGTCGATCGTGTCCTTGTCGTAATGGCGAACGGTCTTTGTCTCTCCGGTCTTTTCGTCGACGATTTCCTCTTCGACGATTCCCTGATAGATATCGCGCTCCTTGTCTTCACCCAATTGCTTGCGAACACGACCTCGATAGTCGGAGAACTCCTTGGATACGGCCGTGAACGCCGAGACAGCCGCCATGTACCGTCCGTCCAGAATATGATGCGCGGACAGCACACAGGCGATGCTCACTCCGGTCAGTGCGATCGTCGGCAGATACAGACGAGCGATCTCGGCGCCGGTCTCGACATAGACCATGGTCTTGTCGTACTTCTGTGCCTTGTCGTCGTAGACGATCTCATCGTCCTTTTCGGCCTCCTTGGCCTTCTTGGAAATATCCACCATCTTGTTCTGATGGTGGTCCATGACGGTATCCAGTTTCATCGTGGAATATACCGCAAGGCCGGTGGCAGCCACACTGGCGACGATTCCCACGCCGACGAGAATCTGCGGGGAATGCTTGTCAAGTTGCAGCAACGCCTTGTTGCCGAAACGTACGATGGTTTCCTTTACACTCATGTTTATTCCTTTACGTTGAAATATGATCTCGGGGATCTCCGGAACGTCTCCGAGAATATCATTCAGTATTCGAACGACCACGGTTCGTCGCTTGGACAGAGACGCGCCACGGCCACACTGGTGCCTTTGTCGATGGTGATCTCGAAGATCGTTCCATCATCTTCCAGCACCTTGACGCCGGTATTGTCATCGTTTACTCGATAGTCGAGAGCTTTCTGATCGATCTTGGAAAAATATCGACGGACGCGATCCTTCCAGATACGGAGCGATTTTAGATCATCAGCCGAAAAATATCGCTTTTTGTCGATGGGAAACAGACCTGTCTTTTCGAAGGTGCTGAACTCAGCCATGATGAGTCCTCCTGTATTCTCTTGCTCTACGAAGACGTTCGAGCTTGACGATGACCTGCTCGTCACTCATCTTATCGACCTTCATCTTCCACAAAGGATTGGAATGCCACGCTTCCAGAATATGCCGATCTTCGGATGTGCTCATCGCAAGCTCTCGGTTCTCGGCATATTGAGGACATAGCCGTCGCGATATCGTGCGATGGTTGCCCGTGCCAGATCACTCCACCCAATGTCGTAATCGGTATATCTTGGGGATATACCAGACGCCTTGAGCAGATCGGCCACGCTGCATTGACCGTAATGATCGATGGTATCCCGCAACGTATCCATGACCGCCTCGGCGTCACGACGATCTCGGAATGTAATATCATCGAAGTCGTTACGGTTTCGGGCTTCGATCTCACGTCGTCCTGTGGAACGATCCCGACTCATCGATGAATAGCTGGTATATCCTCGATTTGTAGAGTTGTTTCTCGGACGAACCTCACCGAAAAGCAAACGACTGAATCCCTGGGATACGGTATCGAATAACATGTCCTTGGCGGCGGGAATCATGACGTCTTTGACGACATATGATGCCACATCGCGAAGATCGCCACCGAAAAATGTCTCGGCGACCTTCTGGACCTTGTTTTTCTTTTTGCAAACGACTTCGCCTTGCACGACTTTATCGACGTCGTTCGGTTTGTCGGCATCCGATTCAATCCCCAACGCTTCTCTGGAAACGTCGAAGGTCTCCTTATCGACTTCCGCCATATGGAACTCCTTTCGAAAAATATGAGGAGAGGATCTCATGCGGATCCCCTCCTCACTATAGTTCATGAGAATATCGCGATCAGGCCTTGATGTTCGGCAACAGAGCGCTCACGAAATTATCGGCTTCGCCCGGCGTGGTATACATGGCAAGCATGAGTTCGCCATGGGCTTCGCTCTTGTGGAACTCTTCGATCTCCTCGGGCGTGGCGTGGCGGAATCGAGGCACCATGCGACGTTCTCCGGTCTTCTTATCGATCTTTTCCTCCTCGTAACGGAAGCCGTACGTCATGTCGACGAAGTTCTCGAAAGCCGTGATCTTCACTGACAGGTCGTCGGAGGAAAGGTCGTCCGATAGTTTCTGGAGCTTACCGTTCTTTAGCATATCGACAATAACGTTATTGTCGAGATGGAAGAGCAGATCCTTGCTCTGCTCGACGCCATCGATGTCGGTGTAGGTGACGGTCTTCTTGATCATGATATGGTTCCTTTCTGGAATATATGGTTATTGGTTGAAAATATAGGCCCATGTTTCCATGAGCCTATACGTCTATCAGTTTTCATCGGACGATTCGTCGTCCAATTCTGGAATATCCTCAGCTTCGCTCTCGGCTTCCGCCTTTCGTTCATTCGCCTTGCGGATCACGTTACCGACGACCTTCTGAGTCACCGATTTGGTTACTACGGTCAGCGCGCTTCCGGCTACCGTAACTACCAAACCAACGGCGATCTTCTTCGGATCGACTTCGGCGTTCTTCGCAAGGTTCTTGACGATGGCATTACCAAGGGCTTCACCAAATGATTCCTTCATTGCAGTTCCTTTCGTTGATGAATCTCTTCATTATATGGTATGTTTTCATCACGAATCAGTACCTGCGCATCGTGTCCGCCATCGGGCTTGTGGTGAACCGCATGACCAGACACGGGATGTTGTTATCGGACAGCATCGATGAAAACGAAACATCGATTCGGTTGTCGATGGTCCATCCGAGCTCCTCGCCGATCTGGGCAGGATCGAGTCCAAGCTTTTCATAGAATTCATTGAGACTGACCCACATACCCGGGCCGTTGATGAGCTCGTAGTTGAGATCATTCACGGCCTTGCGAATGGATTCCGGATCGGAATGGAAATATCGGTCCATGAGCTGATCGTAGCACAGAACATCACCGATCCCCGGAATCAGATCCTGATCGGATGGCAGGTTCTTGCGAATATGATCCTTGGAAATCTCATCATCGATTTCCTGCGCCTTCTCCTTTCCGAGTTCCTCGACGATCTTGGTCCGGTATTCCGATGCGGCCTTGGTGGCCATGGTGTACGCCGATGCATAGGCGGCGATCTTTCCGGCCGAGATCTGATGATGGCCGATGACGCATGCAATGGTCGTTCCGGCCATAAGCACCGTGGAAATATAGCACGGCACGACACGCTTGACGACTTCGCTCTTTGGCATATCATCATGTTCCATCTCGATCTCCAGCATGACGTCACGGGCTTTCATGGCGTCATGGGCAGCACATACGGCCGTACCTACAACACCGGCACAGGATATGACGGTCAGAATCGTACCCGCGTTGTGTTTGACGAAATCCTTGACGGATTCGAGATTCATCGGTTGCTCCTTTCAGAAAATAAAGGCGCCACGTTTCCGCAGCGCCTTTACGGCATTTAAAAATGTCACTCCTCGACGGACGTGGAATCCACATCGTCGGAAGAGTCCTCGATGGCCTTCGGTTCGGTGACATCGATCACTTCGTCCGGTTCACCAATGAATTTGACAACCGCCAAAGCCGCAACGGCTCCGACGACGATCGCACCAACGGTGAACTCGTACTTATGATCGACCACGAACTTCTTGGTCTTCTCGAACTGTTCTTTCATGGTATTATCCTTTCCTAGAGGTTTGACTCTTCATTATATGCCATGTTTTCACCGCGAAATATCCGACTGCGGAACTCCCGGACATGGCTTTCGATCCGATCGGTTTCGATGTCCGGTCGCCTGACCATGCCGATCCGCATCTTGCAGACATCTCGGAAACACATGTCAATCGATGCGAAATCCATCGCATCGGCCTGCATGCGCCGATCGATCTCTTTGGGATCGTCTCCGCGCACGAGCAGTCGCGCCTTCCGGACATCATCGGGAATGTTAAGATATATGCCGAAAACGTTCTCGATCTTATCATAGATGCGCAAATATGATTCCGGATCGATAACGGCGACACTATCCACAGCGCGATAAAGATCCGACCAAGCGAATGCATAACTCCACACACCAAAGACGGTGGAATATGTCCTAACGCAGGTTAGCTCTCCGTTGAGAAACGAATTCTCGAATTCGTCATCGGAAACGAAATGATAGTCGACACCATCGATCTCGTTGTCCCGTGGAGGCCTGGTCGTATATGCGAGGATCTGTTCATACCCACGACGCTCCAATTCATTGGCAAGCGTGGTCTTTCCCGATCCCTGGGGACCAATGAGGAAAATATGGACGCAATCGCTCATGATCGCCTTCTCTCTTTTCGGTCCGGTGTGCACGAAAAAATCGAAGTCCGCATCCGTCCCACCGTAATAATGGTTGATGGTGAAATCACATAGCAGTCCGGATTTGGTCCCGACCACCATATGGTTCCAACCATCAATCCGGAAGCACAGATGTTCGCTCCAATATTGCGGAAAATATCGTTCGAAGACATAATCGATCCTATACATGCATGGAGTCATGAGTTTCTTCTAAGGAAACGGAACACGATCCAAATAAGCCACAATCCTCCGGTGAGACCGGTCAGGACTAGGTCCAACAGGAAGTTGAGAATACCGTATTTCTTTTTCATATGCAATCCTTTCTGAAAAATATAACCCCATGTTTCCATGAGGTTATATTGTTGGCGTAATTGGCATTACTTGCTTGAAGTGGTTGATGCAGCGGCGTTGAAAGCTTCGACGAAAATGACTTTCGTTTCATCATCGAGCGTCTTCAAAGCTTCATTAAATTGCATTGCGCATCCTATTGCGTCGGTGTTATACTGATCAATCCTTCCGGAACGATAGCAATATGCCCCTAATGCAAGTGTGACGATTCCGCAAGCACCGATAATCAAGCCGGTCTTGTGCTCGTTGATGAACTTCTTGACATTGTTCGTCTTGTTTTCGTTGTCGTTCATGGTAACTCCTTACTATAATGAATTATCCTTCACTATAATCCGTGTTTCGAACGCGAGAAAATAAGAGCCCATGTTTCCATGGACCCTTATTGTAAATCTCCGTTCAAATATGAACGTCTGTCGTCAGATCTTCGGCTTCGGAACGAAACTCAGCGCCTTTGTCGTAATGACGTGGTCGGTCTCAAATGCGAACATCAGTCCCAAACAAACCAAAGTCCCTCCGACCCCGACGACCTTCGCGATCATGGCATTGCGATCTTCGTTATACATCTTCTTCGCTTCCACCAAGACCTTGAGGTCGTCGACGGCCATACGGGCGTGGCTGTCATCGACCGCTCCGTAAATATTGGCCAACGCCGCGTCGATGTTGTCATCGAACGCCTTGTTGATGTTCCGATGCTGTGATTCGAACTTCATAGTGTTCTCCTTTGTTCGGTTGCTTCACTATAAGGCATGTTTTGGGCGCGAGAAAAAAAATATAAGCGCCATGTTTCCATGACGCCTATACGTGTCAGCGATCAACAATCACTGGATTGTCGATAACGGCTTTCAGAATTTCGAGTCCATCCTGAGTGACGGAGCAACCGTCGTTCTTGATGTTGTTGAGAAGCTCATCTCGTTGGGTTCGGTCGAACATTACCAGGAGGGTATCTCTGCCGAATGTTACGCATTTGTCATCAGGTCCCTGTGCGTCAACGACACCGCTGACGCCGGAAATGACCGGATGTTTCTTGCCGTAATATACAGCCCCGCCTACAAATCCCACTAATGCTGTGACACCGACTCCGATCTTGATGGCGGTCTCATGCTTATCATAGAACTCGACGATCTTGCTCTTCGCGTTCTCAAGTTTCTCGTTCTTCATGATTTTCCTTTCGAAATATAGTGAATTATCGCTTCACTATAGTCCATGTTTCGGACGCGAAAGGCCAAAAATTAAGAGGCCATGATATGGTCACGACCTCTTAATTCTTATAAACATCGCTGCTTGTTGGCGATATATTTGTTGTACTGCTTCGTGCTGATGCCCAGGATGATCCCCAGGAACCAGTCGACGGCCATCACGACCACTAACACGATATCAGCGTACGGGATACCTGTGGCTCCGGCGATGATGGCGTACAGCACGCCGAGACCGGGCAGAATATACTGCACGATCCACTTCATGATGTCGTAGGTCTTGTCTGACATCAGCAGCGGGATGATCTCCTGCTGGACGAAATCTGGATCAAAGACCTCATCGGTCGACTCCTCGGGAGTCGGTTCGGTGTTCTGATCGGTCATTTCTCCTCCTTTCTTGTTTCAACGATATCGAGCGGAAGCTTGTTTACCTCTTCGGCGACCTTCTTGGCGTAGCCGTTTCCACCCATGGCGCTGTATGGGTAATAGAGGTAGTGATTGAATTCATCGAGGTCATCGAGGGTGATGCGGCCCTGCTCAAGATAACACTTGCCGACCTCAACGATCTTGGCGTGAGCGAGTCCCCGTACCACCTGCTCGACTTCCTTGATGCGTTCGTCCTCCGAATCGTCTTTCTTTTTACGATTGTTGATGACCGTGGTGACGAACGCCCAGAGTCCAGACGAAGCGAACACTGAGCATACGACGGTGACGATCGTCTGAACCCATGGGTTCATATCGATTCATCCTTTACGTATATAAAAGAACCTCCTCCGGGCGCCAGTCGCTGGAAACATCCGGAGGAGGGAAATATCATTCAGCGACGAGTTCCCAGTAGGAGGGATAGGTCCCCGGATCCCACGTGCACCACCGGCTGAAGCAAGACACATAGTCATAATCCATGCACTTTTGGTGCCGTATCGCCTAAGCAATTCTACGCCAATAGCGTACGGCGACATACGGCTGTTCGATGCTCATAGGATTATTTGGGTATTTGGTCGAACCAGCATAATTTCCTTGGAGAGTATGAGCCAATCGAGGATACCATTGTCCATTCTGAAGATACTGTCCACGATAAGCCCATTGATTCATAATGAAGTCCGCACGGTCCATATCCGTATCGCCATTGGATCGAGCGAATAGATCATGAATGTGTGGCGGAAGTTCTTGTTGAGTTATGGTATGAGTTGCTGCGCCACCAGTACTGTTAAGCGGATGTTTCTCATCCACACCCACCAGCGTCCTTCCGGGAGCATACGCCTCCCAGGAGCCTCCGAGATAGGACGCCGGTGAAGCGGTGCTGGTCGTCGCCAGAATCGTGCCGACCGGCCAAAACGTATCGCGAATCTTCGCAATGAGGTGCTGTACACCTGCCTGATCCAAATATGCAACCATTATAGGTCTTGCCTTTCCGTGAGGAGTCGGCAAAACCGGCGGAAGCAAGACGCATACGCTTACGGTGGATGAGTTGGCATCCCACACTCATGATATAGCAGTACATGAGGGAACCAATTCGTCATACGATGGTAAAGTAAAAGCCGGTCGACGTAATGATTCGTACATCGCTATGGCTCAAACTAAATCGGCTGGTGGAAACAGGCCACATAACAATTTGCAGCCCTACGTTGCAGTGTATATTTGGCGTCGAACTGCCTAGGCGGTCCTTCTCCAAATATACACGGCGACGTAAGGTTCGAGACTGCTGTTCTTCGTGGTATTGCCCTCGTTGTTCCATATAGACATCTCATGCCATCCCCAGGTACCCGAGGCCGTTAACGAGAACTGCTCGTTGGCCTTCGAGATCGGTGCGGTACCATGATTCCGGACTTTATTCCTGGAGGTTATTTCGTAGTCAATGACGCCGGTATGTGGATTATTTCCATCGTGACGCATCACGGGCATTCCGTAATAGTCGCCAACGGCAATACCATACGTATGACTATGCGTCTTCTCTCCGCCGGTTTTGCCGACGGTGAAATCTGTATCGGTGTCCGATGCAGAGACCATCACTCGTCCCTGCGCATAGCGTTCCCAGGTGCCACCGAATAAACTCGCTGGGGACGTGTCAGTAGTGCTGAAATAGAGAGATCCAACGGGCTGGATCCGGTCAAGAATCTTCTTGACTAGATACCGAGCCCCCCTCGTCAAGATAAGCTACCATGATATCATACCTCCTAAAATATCATCAAATTCTGAAGAAACCGTCGATCGTACTGTTGGATATCGATCCGATCGCATCGAGCTTCGCCTTGTCGGTCTTGGACATCAGACCGTCCTTCGAGGACGTGGCGAGACCGATGGCTGAAGCATAATCGCCGGACAGACCGTCGAGCTTTCGCTTATCAGCGGACGACATGAGACCATCGGCCGACTGGGTGGCCTTGGGGATCGTATCGGTCGTTCGGACCAGAGCGGTCCACGAGCTCCATGACGAATTCGAATATGACCTCGTCCAGATCTTGTTGCCGTTATCATACAGGATCTGACTGAACGCACTCATCGCCGTTTGCATGACGAACATACCGAAATGGTCGACGCCTGACGGCTTATTGGTCACGGAGTTGCCGTCTGCGGCATAATACCATCCGCATTGCTCCACCGAATTGTACGAATTCAGATTTTGATTCGTCAGAGCGTTGGCAGAGGTGATCGGATTCTGGACGCCGAGAGCCGTACGGGCCGTCGCGGCCGACGTGGCTCCGGTGCCTCCCTTGCTCAGTGGGATTGTCGGGAGCCGGTCGACTGCCAGCGTACCGCTGGTGATGTCGGAAGCGGCGTGACTGTGCTTTGCCGCGGCGAACAGCGATCTGATCGAGGACCAAAGCACCGTCCTGGTGCCCGCCGAACCAGTCGTGCTATCGATGACGAACACGTCCGAATCCGACGGTTGCGAAGTGCGGGTGTAGGTATTAAGACGCGCCATATGTCATCTCCTTAGTTGATCTGTTTCCATCCCGAGGTGTAGGTATCCGGCGGGAAGATCTCCTGGGCGGTATCGTTCTGAAGGCAACGGTACATAACGCCCTTATACCGGATAATATCGCCGGCCTTGTATTCGGTTCCGATGGTCCATGCCGGGACGAGCGGCGCAATGGCGGTCATCTGTTCCGCAGACATGTTGGGGATCATCTGCTGGATCAGCATGGACACGGCGACCATGAAGGCCTTCTGGATCTCCTGCTGTTCCTTTGCCTGCTTCTCACGATCGGCATTGGCCTTGAGTTCCTCAGCGGTGAACTTGGTGTAGCGCTGAATATCCTCGTATTCATCCCAGGCTTCCTTGGCTTCGACGCCTGGAACGTCCACCTTCCACTCGACGTCCTTGCCGCCGTTCGGATATTCACGAAGGGTCTCGTAATGACCCTTCTCCTCGACGGCTTCGACGGCATCGTGGTGCTTAACGAAGATCCTGTCATCGGAGAGCTTGCCGAGACGGTAATCCACGTCCTCCGGCTGGATCTCGTTGTCGTTTTGGTCCAAAATTCTCATGATGATTCCTTCCTTAGTGAATAACGAACATGTTGTCGATGACGGAGTTGGGGATCGACGTGATGGCCGACGGATCGGTCACGACACTCTCAATGAGCTCGCGCCACTCCCGTTTGTTGGACGCCATGGTGTCGTCGAATTGTGCCTGCCACTGTCGGATGATGGTGTCGGCGTTGAATGTGTTCTCGACCAATGTCGCCAGAGGACATGCACTCGTGCCGATGGCGTTGGTGATGTCGGCGGAGGTGATGTTCGTGACACCATGAGCGACCTTAACGTACGCCAAGGGATATTCGGAAATATCCGACGTCTTGGTCATGGTCGGACGTTGTGGACTTCCACTTGGCGTTCCATTCTTGATGAGAATGCTATTGGCCCTGACGCCCAATGAATTATCGACACGAAGCACCACGGCATCGATACGGTCCTGAGTGGCCGACGCAGAACCGATCGTCAACGGAAGATCGGTGGAATTATAGGTCCATGTATGATTGAACCAGGCTCGACCGGATCCGACAATGACTCGCATGCCGCTTCCCGACTTAACGACCAGATGGTCCTCAAAATTTGGAAGCACGCCATCGTTGATGATGCCATCGAAAATCTGTCCCATCTGAATATTGTTGTACACACGATCATGGTTCAAGGAATTGAAAAATCCTGAGGTAACGGCCATGGCTTACTCCTTTCTGGTTAATCGTCTATCTTCACCGAGGCATGCAAGATGCCGTCGGTGGAATCTCGAATCGGTAATCCGGAGGAATCATCGATCGATGTTAAGGAATCGACGATTGTCTCCAATGTCGGATACTCACTGTATCCATTGGTATCCCAGTTACGAATATACTCGGTGATCTTGGCCGGATACGCCATGTTATAGGCGTTCTCAAATTGCACAATATCACCGATAGTGTAATCTTCGTTGTAGACCATGCCAGTAGTTGATGATACCTCTGCATCGAAGGTGATACCGGAACCAACCTTTTTGAGTTCCTTCTTTCCTTCCGATTTGAGGGAGTTAAGTACCGTGGAATCCGGAAGCGGTTTTCCCTTATCATCGTTTTGCTGGACCGATAGTCCGCCATAGAACGTTTCGTGATAATCCCATCCGATAGATCCGTCCTCATTTGGGACATAAGCGACCAGACGCTTTGTCGAACCATCATCGTTTCGTGTCTCGGACCCGCCGACGTATGCGGCATTATAGAGTTCGCGATAGTCCATAGTGGTGTCCGACGAAACCAGATTTCCGTAATTCGATGAAAATATCACATATGGATTCTTATCCTGTTCATATGAATGATCAGTTCCGTTTATGATACGAAACGTAATTTTCGTATCGATCCAATGGTCGGCCGTTGCCAAACTAAGACGGAATCCGTATTTCTTGGAGTCGAGAATCGTCTTGACGGCGTCGTATACTGTGTCGCCATCGAATTCGTATCCATCATCGGTCTCCGACAAAGTGTCAGGAAGATTGTTGTTCTTTTCAAAAACGAAGTTGTCGATCTTCCGTCGTGCTTCCGTTGGATTGATGACATTCTCGTTCAGAATCGTCTGAATTGCGATCTGAATATCGCCTTTGTACGTGACTTTCTTCGGAATGACTCGTCTCAACAGAAGCGACTCCAAGGAACGACCGCTCACGACAAGATGATCTCCATCTTCGAGATTGCTGGTGATCTTCACCTGATCGATCACCATGGTCGATACGGAATCGGGATAGAACAGATAATATCCTCGCGGGAACCGTTGGATGTTATCGATACTCGCCCGAACGTAGAATTCGAAATCGCCATAAGCCGAGAACCGCTCGGTCCAAATAACCGATTCGAACTCATCGACGATGTCGACGACCTTAAACGATTTGTCCAGTACGAAAAATTCCATTTGTTTCGCCATGATCACACTCCGGCGTAAAGAATCTTACTGGATACGGACACCATCATGTTATCGATACCTGATTCGGCCATATAGGTGATGACATTGTTTCCAGGATACAGTGTAATCCAACTCACAGCCCTGTCGATGGCGTTGAGAACGTTGTAATCGATGCCCTCCCTACGGATTCTTGCGTATTTTTCTCCGGACACGGTCGATATGATGATCTGATCCCCCGACTGGAGATCGGATCCGATGATGCTCTTAACCTTATCGGTGTAGATCAGGATCGACTCGTCCCAATCCTCGTTGTAGAATGAGGGATTAGAAACCGGTCCGGTGAGTTCGACAGTGATGATGACGCCGACCTCGGCTTCACCGTCGTATTGGACGATCTTCGAATGATCGGCGCTGATATTGCCGAATTCAAAGGTGTCGCCGGTTATCGGGAACGGGAATTCGAACAGCGACTCCACTGTCGAGAACTTCGTGACGATCTCCGAGACCTCGGAGGCGTCTTCAAACCACGGATCAGCACATCTGATCGTGATCGCCGACGCCTCCTGACTCGTGAATATGGACACCTCGTTGTTCTCGACATGCCCGACGGTCTTCACCCGTCTGGTATCGGTCTCGAAGATGAGCGTCACGGCTCGTTTCTCCGGAAAATATCGGTAGAGCCTATGACGCAACTCCTCGATGCTGTGATTAGCATCCCATAGATAGGCAAGCGTGATGGTGATGTCACGCGATTCCTTTCTTGCTCCACTAAAGACGGAACCGTCTGAGGTGACCGATTCGGAATGCCAAAGCGTGGCTTTCGTTGGCCCAAGACCATCGATGCCGGCGATCAAATATCCGCTCTCCTGAGGATTGACGAGCGAAATGGTCAGACTTTCGTTTCGATCATTGATCACTGTCATGGACCTGAACATTGAGACCACTACTTTCCTATAGGTGACATTTTCAATTCCTGATGAAGGAGTTTGAGTTGGTTCGACGTCTGTCGGTAAATATCGTAACGACTGAGACTGGTCGGCGAATTCAACGTCTGGTTGTATTCGATGTTGACCGACTTCGGACCGCTCGTATCCTTCTCCATCGTCCGAGAACTACTCTCATTTTGACGGAATCGACGATCGATTTCCCTGACCTCGGCCTCTGACGGAGCGATGGATCTCGACAGCATCGAATCGATCGATCCGGCCTGCTTGCTGATGGCACTGAGGTCAAGTACCGGGGTTATCGTCGGACTTGCGTCAAACAGATCGTCGATCGACGACGTCGCCAACGTGTCGTTCAACGTGGATATCGCCTTCTGTGCGACCTTCTCGGAAGAATCGCCGACCATGTCCTCTCGATCGGTGATGCCGATTGAGAATCCTTCGGTGAAGAATCGACCAACCTGCATCATGATCTTCGACGGGGAACCGATATCCAAAGTGCGATCAGCAGCCGTCTTGGCCGAACTGGCCATATTGGCCGCTGCGGTGGCCGCTGATCTCGCGTAATCATTTATGCCGTTGGTGAATCCCTCGACGAGGTATCGTCCGGCATCATAGAATCCGTTATAATAACCTCTGACGCTATTAACGGCCTGATTGACGGACGATGAGAACACTCCGGCGAACTGTGATGAATTCGATCGCATACCGTTCAGCAGACCATCGGCTAGATGTTGACCGGCCGTGCGGAACTGCGACTGGAACGAATCGATCCTGTTCACCGTGGCCCGAAGTCCGGCCGCCGTCGATGTCGTCGACTCGTTAAGGGCATTCCTCATACTTCCGGCGAAGGCCAATACGACGCTGATGATTGAATGCAATCCGCCGTTAATGGCCAAGGTGGCGCCGATGATGGCAGCGGATATGCTCGACATGTTCTGGCTGACGATGAATCCAACACCGGACAGTCCATTGGTCACCGATGCCTTGAATTGTGCAAATCCAGCGGATATGGTTGATCCGTTGGTCGACACCACATTACCCAACGTGATCATGGCGGAACTCAGCTGAGTTGCGAACGCCGAAATATCAGCCGGTAATGTGCTGGTAATCGACTGCGTGGTGTTCAACGAACTCACGAATGTCGAAATCTGCGTCGATACACCAGACAGGTTCGCCGCCGACAAACTAGTTGCTGCCTTAGCAATGGCTCGAATCCCGGAAACGGCATTCAATATGGATTCCATGATTCCGGATCCAATACCTGTGAACGCCTTCACGCCATTAGCTAGAGCAGTAAGATCACCCTGGATGCCGCCGGGAACCTCCACGCCGTTCCACTTCTTCACGGCCCCTGCCAGTTGCCCAACTGGTTCGATAACAGCGCCAAACGACTCGCCACCAACGAATGCCTTCACGCCATTAGCGAGAGCAGTGAGATTGCCTTGAATGCCGCCGGGAACCTCAACGTCTTTCCACTTCTTCACGGTATCGGCGAGCGTTCCGAGCGGACCGACCACGGCATTGAGCGACCAGCCACCAGCGAAGGCCATTGAGAACGCCTTCACGCCATTAGCGAGAGCAGTGAGATTGCCTTGAATGCCGCCGGGAACCTCAACGTCTTTCCACTTCTTAACGGCCCCTGCCAGTTGCCCCAAGGGGCCAATGACGGCATCAAGCGACCATCCACCGACGAACGCGTTCCAGAATGCCTTCACGCCATTAGCGAGAGCAGTGAGATTGCCTTGAATACCACCAGGAACCTCAACGTCTTTCCACTTCTTAACGGAATCGGCGAGCGTTCCGAGTGGACCGACTACGGCATTGAGCGACCATCCACCAGCGAAGGCATTCCAGAACGCCTTGACCCCATTGGCCAACGAGCCCAGCTGCGTTGCAATATCGGTCGGGAACTTGATCGTCGACCATTTGGCCACCGCATTGGTGAGGGTGTTCATCGGCTGGGCGATGTCGGTAAAGGTGTCGGCTCCAAATCCGGCCAGCGTGAACTTGCCCACGCCATCAGCGATCCTTCCGAGCTGATCGGCCAGATCATTCGGAACGGCTACGCCTTCCCACTTCTTAATGGAATCGGCGAGCGTTCCGAGCGGACCGGCCATCTGCTCGATGGCACCGGCACCGAATCCGGAGAAGGTGTTGAGCAGGCCGCCAAGCGCGGTCTCGCCCATCGCGGCGCCCATGGCCGTAAGACCGCGACCGATCTCATCCCAATTGAATTCGGCGAACTTACCGAATGCGGTCGCCAGATCGATCAGACCCTTTGAAGCGAGTGCAATGGTTCCGGCTCCCACGAGACCAGCGATATTGGTCAACACGCCAAGCGCGCCACTGATCCCTCCGACTTCAAGAAGGGCACCGCCCATGGCTGTCAGACCGCGACCGATTTCGTCCCAACTCATCGAAGCAAAGGTTTGGAACGAAGTGGACAGATCATTTAAGCCCTGAACTGCAACCCAGATGGCGCCGGCTCCAAGCAAACCAGACAGACTTGCAAGTTTGCCCAAGGCTCCGGTAACGAGTCCGATTTCGCCCAAAGCACCGCCCATGGCCGCAAGGCCGCGTCCGATCTCGTCCCAATTGTATTGCGTGAATGATCCGAACGCGCTGGCGATATCACCAAGGGACTGCACTGTAACGAGAATGGAACCGCCACCTAGAATTCCAGAGAATCCTGCAAGTTTGCCCAATGCTCCAGTGACGAGTCCGACCTCACCAAGGGCACCGCCCATGGCTGCAAGACCACGTCCGATTTCGTCCCAGTTATACTGAGTGAAGGAACCGAACGCTGATGCGATGTCGCCGAGGCTCTGCGCTGCGATAAGGATCGATCCGCCACCTAGAATTCCAGAGAAGCCCGCGAGCTTTCCGAGCGCTCCGGTGACGAGCCCGACTTCGCCAAGGGCGCCGCCCATGGCCGTCAGACCACGTCCGATCTCGCCCCAGTCGTAGCTGGAGAACGACCCGAATGCATCTGCAATATCGCCAAGGGACTTGGCTGTGATGACCATGCTGATGGCAGCGGAAATGTTGTGCTTGCCGAATCGGCTGAGAAGACCGGTGACCGTGCCCATCTCCGTCAGGGCGCCGCCCATGGCGGATAGGCCCTTACCGACCTGATCCCAGCTCATGTCACCGAGCTTCTTGAGCGGATCTGCCACCATTTTGACCGCTTGGGCCATGGCGATGAGCGAGCCTGCCGTCTTGAGGTCGACCTTGGCGTAGCTCAGTCCCTTGGCGGCTGCCACGAGCTCGCCCATGGCGCCACCCATGCCGGTGAGGCCCTTGGCGATCTCGCCCCAATCGAGTTTGCCGATAGTGGACATGGCGTTGGCGAGTATGTCCACGGCCTTCGCGAATTCCATGAGGGCCGCACCGGTCTTGATGAGATCTGTGGTATTGACGCCCTTCATCGTCTTTGTGATCGCTTTAAGACAGATGTTGAGCTCGGTCATCAGACCGCCGATGGTCAAGACGCTACCAATGACTGCACCGCCACTGATGCCGGAGATCTTCTCTATCGAGCCAACAAGCAGCGCGATGGATCCGGCGATCTCGGCAAGAGTGAATGCCTTGACGCTTCCAGTGAATGCGTTCAACGAGTCTTGAAGACTACCGAGGATCTCATCGAATACACCAGCGCCCTTCTTGAGCTTTTCACCCCCATTACCAAAGAGGTTATCAACGGCCTCCTTAATCGTATCGAACGCCCCGCCGATCTTCTTTGCGGCCAGGAAAATACCACTTCCGACGAGGCCGGCAAAGATGTCGCCACCGGAGATATTGTCGGTGATCCACGTCAAGACGTTCTTGACGCGTTCGAATGCTCCACCGAGCACATCGCCAATGGTCGAAGCGATCGATCTGATAGCTGATCCCATCGAGGAGATTCCACCGGTGAAGGAACTGAAGACCCCGAGCACATTGCTGATGGCGGAACCGACCGCCTTGGCCACACCATCGAATACGCCAAACTGCTTGATCGAATTATCAAGTCCAACGAGCCAATCTCCGAATCCGGCGGCGATATCAAGCAGATTGTCGAGCAAACTGCCCATGCTGTCGGATCCGAATGCCTTGGCGATGGCCTCGCCGACAGCTTTGACGGCCTGTACGCCGATATCAAAGACAGAGAAGACGCCCTCAGCAACTCGACCGATCTTGTTTAGTGTCGATTCAGAAAGAATAAGGCGTTCCGTAAACGAAGCGAACGCCTCGGCAATATCCATAAATTGCTGAGACGTTGTCGGAGGAAACACCTTCCGAAACGCATTACCGACGGTCGATACCGCCTTACCGAGGGATTCAAAGACGGAGAAGACGTTTTCAGCGACTCGACCGATCTTGTTTAGTGTCGATTCAGAAGGAATAAGGCGTTCCGTAAACGAAGTGAACGCCTTGGTAACATCCATAAGTTGCTGAGACGTTGTCGGAGGAAACACCTTCCGAAACGCATTACCGACGGTCGAT